GATCGCTTTCTCAGCCTCTTCTTCACGTAGTGCAACTTGTTTAGTGTAATCTACGGCTTTCTCACCTGGTTTTTGTTCTTGTTTACTAAATAGCTTACGAACAAAACCCCAAATGATCGCGATCAACTTAATCACTAAACCTACACCAATAGCAGCTGCAGCACCGAGTGCGATATTCTTTTGTTGTTCAGTAATTGCTTCTAATGAAAGACGATTTACGTTAGATGGAACTGTTGTAAAAGATTCCATTGTTAATCCACCTTCATCTAATAAAGCAGGGTTCTCAGTCTCTTCGATCACTTGCTGAACTAACGCACGGTTTACTCCACCTTCCTGGATCATCGCTTTTACACGTTCGATGCGTTCTAAACGTCTTTGGATCGGACGTAGTGCTTCTTGATGTTCAGCGATTGCTTGTTCAGATTCTTCTACCGCATCTAAAAGGTCACCATCAACTTGGTAACCTTTAATAATTTTACGGCGAAGGTCTGAAATATTCACGACATCACTCATCGCTTTATACTCCCTTCTTTTATCTGAACCTAAGGATTAAGCTTCAGGTTTGTAGTTACCAAGGTTAGTTGCAATCGCAACGATACTGGTATTCGTACCCATTAATGCGGTCACTGCACTGAACAATTGACCAAGTGCATTTTCTTGTGCTTCAGTTGGTTCATCACCTAGAGTTGCTTTATCTGCATCAAGAAGTTCTACTAAGGTTTTATCCCCTTCGTAGTTTAAGGTACCAGATGCGATTGCAATACGGTAATCAACTACTTTCACTACTTGCTCAATAAATTCTTCACCAATGAAACCCACGATGTTTTCATTGATATAAGAAGCAAGTTTAGTGATACCAAATTTAAAGTGCATGCGAGTTTGTGCATCTAAACCACCGGCTAAGATGTTGATACGACAACCTACGTGAGTGGCGACACCACGAGATAAAGTAGTACGGTCGATACCGCTATTTAAACATTGGCGATAAGCCATCACCACAGCTTGGATGTTTTCCATAATTATTTTAAACCTTTTATTTATATTTATTTAAGTAAAAGAGAAATGATTTAAGCAAAGCGAGCTGCAGAAACGTAAAGCTCGTTATTTAATAAATCTTCGAGTGCTTGTTGGCGTTTCTTCGCATCTTTCTGACGGATAAATAAATTATCCAAACGATCATAGATCAGCTTGCCTAACGTTTCATTCGCATTATAATGATGATCATTTTGTTTTAGTAACTCATCTAATGAATCAAACGTTTTCAGTAACTCTTTACGTGCAGCATCTGAAAGATCTTGTTTCTTAAGTCTGCCGATCATTTCAGTGCGGATGCGTTTTAAACGATCACGTGGTGTATCATAGCTACTTAATGCATCAGAGAATGCACCTTGCACTAAAGCTGTCATGTAAGAGATCAAACCAAACAAGAAGAAAACCGGATGTAATGCACCAATCGCAACAAAGAGCACAGTCATGATTGACATTGCAACTGAAACAAACAACCCGAAGTAATATTCAAATGCACTTGAGTTATATTGTTTATAAATCTTCGTTAATGATTTAGCCAGATATAATCCTGCACCTTTACGAATAGCAAACTGATCTGCTGCTGATTCAAACGTAGTACTATTATGGAAGATACTATTTGGATCTTCAGCGATCATGCGCTGACCCATTGAGATCACCACGGTGGTATATTTATCGCCCGCACTTGCTACACGATTATCATCGAATTCTTTTGGTAAGAGTTTCTCAGCTTTTAAACGAGAGATGATGCGAAGTCTGGTTTGCACATCAGAAGTATCACGGAATTCCGCAACATTAGAAGCAAGAATCACGTTCTGACGAATATACTGAGATAGCCCCTCATAGTAACTGAATGCATGACCGAGTTCATGTAAGATCACTGCAGCGATCTCTCTTGGACTAAACTTGTCATTATTAAAGAGCATACCACGTGTGATATAAATAGGATGATCGATCTCAGATAAGATCCCACCTACACGACCTTCTTTACGGTCAACTAAAGCATAAAGCTCTTCTTCTTTTACAAGCTTATCTAATACCGTACGGTTTGCGGTAGTGATGTTAGCAAAACGATGTAAGATAGGGTTATTACGATCGATAGCAGGTACGACGATATAAGCATTAATTCCATTGCTGTTATCGATAGTCAGCGTAGTTTTCATGCCCATATGTTTGAGTACCACTCGACCGAATTCACTGTGCAGTAATTTCTCTGCAGCGAGTGCATCACTTGCTTTGACTTCAGAGCGAAACTCAGAAATGACCCTAGCGATATCACTAAAGAGTGTACCATCATCATCCCAATCGACCGCTTCCATGGATAAGCGGGCTTGAGTGGCCTGAAGAATGCGTTGTTTTAACGTACTCATAATTGTTATTTTAAACCTTTTAATATTTGCAAATAATAAAATATAGCCCATACTTCTCTAGTTAAAGCAAAGGCTACAAAACATGATCTCGCTATTATATAGAAAGGTTGAGATAAGGGTAGGTTAAGTTCAATCCTTCTTTTACGGTAAGCTCTGGATAGCTACCTGCAATTGCAATAGTGACGCCATATAACGCATCATTGCCGAATAAGGTTTTCGCATCTTCACTCATTGCCATCCATGGTTTGGTTTTATAATAAGTCTTACCATTAATGACTTCTTTATCCCAGCTCGGATCAACTTTCTCAAAGATACGGAATAAACGTTCTTTCTCTTCACTAAGACTGGAGTCTTTCCAGTTACTTGGTAAACGATAGTTCAATAAGATACGATTAATCAGATCGGGATTGATCTCACCTGCCATCCGACCATCAATAATCTTTAAGATCTCATCGATCGTATCGACTTGACTGAATGAAGCATTTAACGCAAGGTTGGTTGCTAGAGCTTGTTCAAGTCCAGGATACATCCCCTCACCAAATAACTTACCTTGTAATTTAGCGATAAGATCCGCACCACCGTATTCCTGAGCTAATTGAACAAGTGCACCGATTTTAGCTTGCATCTCACTGATACCTAATGCATCAGCCATGTTAACACCGGTCACATTAGAAACGAAGTCCATTAATCCAGCAAAGGAATGGAAATCTGAATTCTTAACGAGGTCTCGCATTTCAAGACCATACTTACCCATGTTGACAAGGTTATTGCCCAGTACACCACCAAGACTATCAAGAACTAAACCATAGTTCCCTTCTTTAAATTGTTTATAGACTTCAAGACCTTGAGAAGCTGCCGATGCAATCCGTTTCCCTTGGTCGATATAATCTTTTACTTTATTTGGATCGATACCTAATGATTTCAGATTAAACTTACTGACGAACCCGCCAAGTAATCCACCTAATCCATTTACCCCCTGTTTAAATAAGGTATCGAGATTCGTGATACTTTTTTGTTTGAACTCACCTAAGATCTGATCGATATCTTTACCAAATGTATCCCCGATACTCTTACTCTTCTCGGGACCTTCAAACCAAACACTCTCGATTGCTTTATCGAGGATACCCGTTGATTTGGAGCTATTGCTACTGTTGCTTGAGCCAGTATTTAGTGCCATAATAAAATATCCTTTAATTACTCATGTAAACAGAGCCTTATGAAAATTGACAACATAAAAGTGGGTATATGGATGACCATATACCCGACTTGAGATTATGCAAAAAGAGAAATTTAAATGTGCAGCTTGTTCTACCAAAACAGGAGTTAATTCGCGTATTCAGGAGTCATAATTAACATGCAAGGTATTTTACTACAGATTATTTCTCAAATAATAAGAAGTTAAAATATCGAAAGGATATTCTTGATCAATGATTTACCCACACCTGATGAAGTAGACTGATATTGTTTCTTCTCAGTATTATTAAACTGATCTTGGTCAACCATAACAGCTAAGCCGACACTACCAAGATGTTTCTTACTGTTCGTACCACCAACTAACTGATAAGCACCTGCTTCTTTTAATAAGACACCGGTGATCTCATATTTCACTTCATTTTTGAAATATACCACACGTACTGGCATGCCTGGTACTAACAAATGAGGATTAGCATACTCCCAGATAAAAGTAAGTACAATCCCATTGCGTTGAGCGATATTACTCATTGCATGTTGCAATGAAGTAGTCAAACGATCTTTTACCATAGGAGCATAGTTAAGATCGTCCGTCCGTTTATTTTGAACGAATTGTTTCTTCGCATCCACTGGATTTAAGTAAGTCCCTGTTTCGTTTTGGATAACGGATTCATTACGGAGTTTAGCCGGATCAAACATCGTTGCCCCATCCCCCTCATTGGTAGTACGAGCATTCGCATCATCTGATACTTCTACCCCACCGCCGCATAGGATTGTGACATCACGATTATAAACATGATAAGTACGAGGACTATCCATGATCTTCGCTTTAGGAATCACGTTGATCGTAAGACGTGTATCAGACTTCTTATAACGATCATACTGATATAGAGGATAGAGATACCACGTATCTTTACAGAGATAACTTCCTAAGCCATAGTTGTAAATCCCGTATCGATCTTTCTGTACAAAACGAGGAAGATCTAATATCGGTGTACCATGTGGAATCAGTACATCGGTGGTATTCTTCTGATTATCCGGTGGTACCATCTCGACACCTTTTGGTTTCTCATCTGGTTTACAATCTAACATCTCAATGGATTTAGACAACATTCCTTTGACGATATCACCCGGTATACCATGGAAGTTACCTCCAAAGTTAGAACGCATGATATATTCAATAGCAGGATGTAATAACTGGATCTTCACTGTAACTGTAGTCTTTTCTGCATTAGGATCAGTGTTGTTATCCGGTGTAGAAGATTGACTAGTGGATTGCCCCATATCAACAGGATTAACCAAAACACCTTTATAAATACGCTGATAGGTCTGAGGCTTGATCAACTTCATCCCCTCTTCTTTCTCAGTTTGTTGCGTTTGTTTTAAAACAATTTTGAAGTTATTACGAAGTGGGTAGAGTGTTTCAATATAGAACTTCTTCGTACATTGTACTTCGATCACGAAGTTATCCGTAAACCCAAGTTCATAATCCTTCACGATATCAAAACCCATCACCTTATCAAAAGCAAATGAAGCGTTATCTGTTTTGAGTAATGCTTCATAGTACCAATGGATCGCTTTGATATCTAAGTTACAAAGGTCAACGACACCTTTATAGTAAATTTCTGATTTAGATGTCATCTATTAATCCTCCGTTGTATTACGCCATAAACGAGTAGCTTGACGTAAACGATCGCTCATGCCATCGGTAATACTCACTCGTTTCGGAATCTCTTTATTGACTTCCTTGATGCCTGTATTACCTTGATAACCAAAGCGAAGTGCAGTACGACCAGAGCGACCTTCCGTAACAAGTTCATCGGGTAATACACCAAAGATACGATAAACTTCATCACCCACTGCCATTTGTACTGTTGTGAATAAGTGATTAGCAAGATTAGCTAAACGTTCACAATCCTCGATGATGTGCTGGAAGTCCTCATTACGTCGCATGCGGTTTGCACCCACATTAGCACGATCTAATAAAGCCACCATAAAACCATTATACTTCTTAATCATATTAAAGATATAAACACTATCACTTTGACGATGGATATAAAATGGGATCTCATCGGCTACCCAATCGGCTAATTCACCGATCGTTCTTTTTGTGACGTTATATTGTTCAGCCATCGCCATATCCCACTCATCACTACCTGTCATCGGGATACCCGCTACTTCTAATGTCCAATCACTATAGCAGTACATCTGCTTTGCTTCAACATCATAATACGTATCAAATATCTCTCGCCACAATAACTTCGCCTCATAGGGCGTCAGTGCATCCAATTCTTCTCGTGTCATAATAAGACTCCCTATATAAAATAAAAACCTTTAACAGAAATTTAGGGACAAAAGTAAGAGGTAACCGAAGTTACCTCCATCTACTTTATCTTTACCAAACATCCTCTTCACCAGAAACACTACCCGTGCCTCTAAGCTTACGAAGATCTTTCACGTAAGTTTCTTTATCATCTGGTTCATTAAGATCAGCAACGATACCACAATCCGTAAAACGAAGTGCACCTGATTTATGCTCAGGTTTCGTATCATGAACACGACGGTTCTTACCAAGACAAAATGTCAAGAATGATTCCGTTTCACCTTTACGACCACCCACTTTAGGTAAGGTCACAATATGCTGAACGATCTCCACATCTACCTCACGGTCGATCTGTTTACTTTTCGCCCAGTAGGATTTACCTGCGACACTTTTAACAAAATCCGCTTGATAATCGTCACGGTTAAGATAAGTCGCTTCCGTACTTAATTGGTGTGGAGTGATCAAAGTGATATCACGTTCAGAACAGAAGTTACGCATCAGTCTGAATAACTCTTGGTATTCTGTCCCATCACCGATACGACTAATCCCTTTAAGTGAAAGCATACTTAAGTAGTCCACACCTAATACGTGTACTTCATAGCCATTCATCTCAAATTCCATCACCAAGTTCTGCACATCGATATAACCGATATTACTTGGGTTGGCTTTCATATAGAAATACGTCCAACCATTTTGTGCAGTAAACTCATTGATTAAGTCCGAAACCTTTTTAGGGTCTTCATTAATACAATCTTGTAATGATGGCATCGTACCGTATTTCACCACGTAAGCACGTTTATAGATACGCATTAAGTCATCACCTGCATTGTTCTCTAATGAAAGATGCAGGATTGCGGCTTTTTTCTTATCTGTAAAGAAGTGAGGTTTATTAAAACGAGGGATATCAAATAAGATATCATCAAGCATACCTGATTTATAGTTATGCTGTAATGCACCTAATAAAACTGTATCACCACGAAAGATACCACCTGGTGCGCCTAATGCACGGTTGATTCCTTTATAACCTGTTTTCATGATAGACTCAGGTGAAATCGCAACCTGCGTTTTCTCCCAAACGGCTTTTACGGTATCTTCTTCTTCAGTACTAAAGCCTGCGACTAGAATAGGGTTGTGAATCCCTGTCCCACCACTGCTATCGCCGTAGGTACTATAAGGCTGTAGCATCGCAATCATTTCACGGGCTTGTTCCATGATATCATTACGGCTGTCGCCATATAACACGTTACTGGTATACTTACGAACGGATTTAGTAAAATCTAAACGTTGGAAATAAGCACTGATCTCACGTTGCCATGATAAGCACGCTTCAAGTAATTCATCATATTTATATGGACCTTCAAGTGCCATAATAGCTGCATCGTATAGCTCATCATCTTTCTTGATTGCCATACGGATAGATTGTTTCATCATACTGAAACTTTGAGGTTGCTCAGTATCCAACAAGTAACCTAATGTTGAAGCTAGATTGATTAAATTGTCTTTACTTAGACCATCGTCAGCCACGCTCTCTTTCGGTCTGACTTCTTTTAATACCCGTTCACAAAGTGCTCGAGCTCGAACAGGCGGGTTCTCACTATTAAGTTCCCAGTAACGGAGTGCGATCGCATACACCACGACCTTTTTCTCATTTAAGAAAGTATCACTCATAATTAAAATACCACATTGAAAATAGAAATTCGTTTTCGTTTTTATCTCGTCATCCTGTATATCTCGACAACTTATGTCGAATTTAAGACTTAAGATAATCGTATCCTTGTATAGTATTGATCAACTATATAACGATACTTATAAAAATAAAATAAATCAAAATCTAGAGAAAGGAGCTCCCTCTATGATGAACAAAACATACGCCCCGATCAAGGTAATTTTTGTACCGAGTGACATGCGTGAAGCACTGATTAGTCCAGAGGACGAATCATTAGTTGATGCGGCTGGACGTCCGAAACGTATCTTGGTAAAAGATCCTGCAACACTTGCAACCTTATTAAACCCAAACGACTTCTTAGATTTCGTTCACTTTAACTTTGCTTTGGCGAAATTGCAAGGTGCTTATGCTGCACCATTTGGTGATATGGTACCTTATACCACACCGGGTGAAGCTTTAGACATGGTGAGTGAAGATCAAAAACAAGCTTGGGCAGATGAAGATCTTGTTAAAGCTAATAACGATAAAGATCACTATAGTAAATATCAATTCCCTGCCTATCAACAAATTGAACGTGCAGTATTTGATAGTGCTAATCGTATTCTTTACGTTTATGTTCAATTCCAAGGTCAATTTACCACTATTGTAAATCAAGATGATTACAATAAGGGTCTAAAAGAAGTGCTTGATGCACTTGGTCAATATATGACCTTCAATGAATTAACCAGCTATAATGTCTTTAAAGAATGGCTCCATGAAAAACCATGGCTACAGTCTAAGGCTGACTTATTAGCAGGACGTGGCTAATTATCTATGTGATATAGTCACACACGAAAAAGAATATCGCATTTGATTATTAATTTATTATTTTGTTGTTACTTTTCCGTAGCTTGGGGAAGTTTAACGTGTACGAAGTGATGATGGGATTTAAGTTAATAATGGGATGCTTTATATGCTGCACTTAAAAGACTGCGAATGGTGTCATCTTATCTTAAGGTGATCATTTAATAGCACTTTGAGGTGAGATGATAGAGTAGTTATTCTACTCAAAATGAATATTCAATTTATTTCCCTCATTATTTTTATAAATAAGGAAAAAGAAACCATGCGTTCTTATTTTAATGCAAAAAGTCACGGTGAAACTAAGTACGGTGACTTACTTACTCAAGTTCAAACAACTTTAAACCAAGGTGGTTTGTCTGGCGCTATGTCTGCAGATGTTGCTTCATTAGAATCTTGGAGCAATCCAGCGACTGCTAGCCAATTAACAGCTAACCTTAAAAACAACGCAGCAACCATCGACCAAATCATCAATGTTGCAACCGATGGTAAAGGCTTAGTTGCATCTTTAGAAAGTTTCGAAGAAGCAGGTATCGTTTCTACATCTGCATCTAACCGCGACTGGATCAAAGCTTCACAAGAAAACGCATCACGCGCTGCAGCAGCTATCTCTTTAGAAGCAGCTGGTAACCCTGAAGCTTACCGTGCAGGTTTCGCTAAATCAGCAGAAGCTTTCAACAAACGTAACGCTAACCAACACTTCGACTATGTAGCAGACTACACCAATGGTGCTCGTGCTTCTGCATTAGGTATTTTAGCACCTGAAGAAGTGTCAATGGAAGCATTCGAAAACAACAACCTTGCAACTTCTATGAACTACTCAGTAGTTTATAACTTAGTTGCTGCAGTACAAGAGCCTGCACTTGAAGCGTTGTTCAAAACTATCGTATTAGCACCAGACCAAGTTTGTTTCTACTACGAAATCCAAGTTGACCGTTTCTGGAATGGTTTCAAACACACAACTGAAACTGCTAAGAAATTAGGTCGTAACTTCGACAAATACAACTTAATGGACGCAGTACGTAAACCATCTATTTTACGTCAAGATGTATTAAACATCGTTCCATTCTACCGTGAAACTGGTGCTGACGCAGCTCATTACCAAGCATTATTCATGGATAAAGCAATCTCTGCACCAGTAACTCGTACTGTAGCAGGCGTTGAAGTTCCAACTCAACCATTAAAAGTGGGTGTTGAATACGATTTATTAGACATCTCTGCACATCCAGGTTTATTAAACGGTGGTGTATTTGATGAAACTGATACTATCGACAGCTACTTAGCGTTAGATAAAGTATATATCACTATGGGTGCAACTGCATCTGCAGACACTGTTGTTGAATTCCCAGTTCGTCATTTAGAACGCGCTAACTTCTTCAAATCAGTTCAAGGCCACGGCTTTGATATGGACTTAAACTTCCGTACTACTGATTTATTAATCGATGGTCGTACTTTATCTGTAAACGGTAAAGTTCCAGCTGAAGTTAAAGCATTCGTAGACGCAGGCTACCGTGCTCGTTTAGAATTAACTGTAGTAGGTTCTGCTAACGTAGAAACTTCTTACTTGCAAATTCAACACGCACAAGTTAAAGTAGTTGATGTTTATAAAGTAACTAAAGGTACTAAAGGTCAACCAGATATCGTTGACAAAGTAGACATCAACGATCCAACAGTAGCTGGTGAAGTGAAAAAATTACACTTAGCGTGTGAATTCTTCTACCCATATGGTAACCGTACAAACCGCAACTTACGTAGCCAAGGTTTCACTGTTGATACTGATGTATTTACAGCGAAAATCGCTATCGGTGTTCGTTCACCAGTTCGTTTACAACGTCCAGTTGGTTCAGAAGCAACTTACCCAACAGTTGACAAATTAGTACAAGTAACTCGTACTCGTCAATCTGCTGATGGTTGGTACGAATTCTTCCAATATCGTGATACTTTAGCAGCATACGTTGCTTCAGAAATCAACGATGGTATTCGTACTTCAGGTATGATCGGTTTCGGTAAATACTTGATCAAACCACACTACGAAAAACTCGAAGTGAATTTAGCTGAATTGGTTAAATCTACTGAAACTCGTTACAACATTGAAAATGCTCGTGAAGGTTTATTAGCAATCCTTCAAGAAGCAGCTGCACGTGCAATCGTTAAATCTCAATACAACGTTGCATCAACAATGTTAAATGATGGTAAACAAGTGAAACCTCACTTCGTTATCGTAACTGATAACTATCTACCATTATTGTTATCAGCTCGTGGTGACTTACGCTTATTAGGCGAAAACTTCGGCCACACTGTTGTAACTACAACTAACGAAGAACTTGACAACAAGATCTTCATGACTGTTGCTGTACCAGAATCAGACGAATTCAACGAATTACGTTTCGGTCACTGCTTCATGTACCCAGAGTTAGTAACTACATTATCACCACACAACCAAAATGGTGCATATAAAGAAACTGTAATGGTTTCTCCACGTTACCAACACGTACCAAACTTACCTCTATTAATCGAAGTAGATGTTAAAGGTGTTCAAGAATTCATGACCACTTACAACAAATACCGTGTATTATCTCAAGATGTAAAGTAACAAGCGGTACTAGCGGTGCAGCAGCTGCCGCTGCGACTCCTGCATCACCTGCTCCAGTAACTTCTGGAACGGGTACACCTGGAGCCGCTGGTGCGGTAACAGGTACTCCTGTAGCTCCGGCTACGGGTCCTGGAGCTGCGGCTGCAGCACCTGGCACTGGTGTAGGCGGTGCGCCTGGCGCGGGTGGAGTTCCATCCCCTGGCGTTGCGCCTTAAGTGATCGTTACTGTTTAGTAACCGCATATAGCGAGGGTAGCATTTGCTACCCTCTGCTTATGTCCCGATAAAATATATCCATGAATATATTATGTATATAAAGACAGTTTGATGGCCTTTTTGTACGCGATGATAAAATTTTGCGAATGAGATTTTTTCATTAAATGAGTTTCCTTTTAAATGTTAAGTTAATAGTTAAGCTGGGACACCTAGATGGGGTGTCCCTTGCTTATGTCCGCATATTCGGTAAATCTATCTAAACTTATAAGTGTATATTATCTAAATGAAGAAGGTACACAAGGGGTCCAAGACCCACCGATTAACCTAAATAATTTTCTAATATATAAGGAGTTTAGATATGAGCAAACCTTATCGTATCTTACATGAGGCGAAGCTACTCAATCCTACTCAAGCTCGTACGGAATTTAATCCGAGATATCTTGATGTCGAAAGATTAGTTGAGGGGTTTGAGAAGACAGCATCTCGCGAAATGGACTATGACTTTCAGCCGAATGACCGGAACATGGAGACGGTAGAATTAGCACTCTGTCCAAGTGTTTCAGATGACTATAACAGAGGTAATCCAGAAACTAGCAGTCCAGGTTCATTGCCGTATCGTCGTATTGATATATATCACGACGAAATGGAGATCATGAATCTAAGTAGCCAACCGGTTATCATGACCACTCGTAAGGGTGATGTCGTGAAACTTGATAATACCCCACCCGAATATATAAGCGGGAAACAGTGTTATCGGATGGATTGGAAATTTGACATGTATGGTCGACGTAAACCTTCCTACAAACCAAAACGTGGTACATCTGTACCGGCTATTCGAGAAGGGATCTATATCCGCACTTATAAGTACGTAAGTTTGACCCAGTCAAACTATAAGGAAGGAGCAGATAATATCTATCGTCTTAACCATACAGATAGAACATCACTACTTGAGAAGAACAAGGATGGGAGCTGGAAGAACACATCGGTAGCTGTGTTAACTAAAGATGATGATCGTCCAAGACAAACCGATTTTGTTCTTAGGGGGTGTGATAGAAAAACAATCAGCTATCATGATGGTGCGAGATATCATCCTAATGAGAACAAACTTAAGCCTAAACCAAATAAATCAAATGTGGACAATGCAGAAACAATGAACTTGATTCTTAGTAATGACCGTGAGATTAGGTTGGGGCCTACAGTATTTAGCGGTGAGTATCTAAATCGTGACCCGGATAAACGACTATATACAACAAGTCGTTACGTCGAAGCATTCCGTGTTGAGTATTTTATTCCAATCGAGGATATCATTGGCGGCAATACAGAAAAACCATTGTTGTACGTAGATGATCTTGATCTCGCCTTTGTCTCTACAGCGACAAAATCGGAAGATATCTATCATCCATTTAGCCGTGAAGGTAAGTTAATTGTTGAGCACTATGAGCAAAACAATGCGATAGATGAAGGTGCAACCAGTGTCGCAGGAATCAAGATTCTTAATGTGGATAATACGAATGGCTCAATGGGTCCCACGTATTATTGCAACCTAAGTGATGTTATCATTGAAATTAAGCCGCAAAAACATCCTTCATTGGGATCTGGGATTTACTTCTTCATAGATGGATCATTGAACTCCGGTAGTAACAAATGGCCATCAAATAAACCGAAGTATATTCGCATCGACCATAACGATGCGATAACTCATACTAGCCCAGATGTACCTAAGCTGTACCATACTGCAGATCAGGCAAGAACATTAGGGGATATGAAGAAGAAACTTGAGGAAGATCGTGATGAACGCAAACTCAACAGCGAGATGAAGAAGTATGATCACGAGATGAAGAAGTATGCCCGCGCTGACACGAGCGAATTCTTTAAATGGCTACCAACGATCGTCGGTAGTATTGTAAGTATTATAAGTATTATCGGTGCTTTCTTTCTTTAAATAGGAATTATATTCCTATATTATCTTAAAGAGATAAGAGATAGTATTGAGTTCAATTCGGGACTCAATTTTTAATTGATGAATTGATACTACTCTTATTGAACTTAGGATACAACAGCTGTAACAACATTTAAAAGAGGTATTCATTATGCGAACCATGGCGCGTAATTTTAAACCAAAGAAACTGGCAAGAGATCTTGTAAAAGAATCGATCCCAAAATTCAATCCAACGATTGCAGATGGGGTGGCTTCTGACCAGTTTAAGGATCTTGAAAACTATATCCGGAAAGTCTTTCGAGATGCCGCATCCTTATTTCCTCCTGAGTTGAAATTTCTTGGGATGAGACGAGTAGACCCACAAGTCGAAGCGAAGCATGTATTAGAGAAATGTGAAAAGAGTAATAACCGCACCGTGGAAATTGCTGAGAGTAGTGTTTATTTAGTAAGCTTTGATTTCGAATTCAATGGTGAGAAGATTGAACATCGTGTTTATCTTCCTTATCTCGTGGGTAACAATCAACTGTGGATTCGTGGTGTACTGCACACGATTATTCCTGTCTTGACTGCCCCTGTTTTCAGTGTGACAGTACAAGGTGGTAGCCCATTAATCTTCTTGAAGTTATTAGCAGCTAAACTCACATTCAAACGTATCAATCTTTATACGTTCTTAATGAATGGACAACCGTCTAGTCATGGGATCGTGTGGAGTCAGATATGGCGTGGTGATCGTCGTAAGATGACGCACTATGAAGAGAAGAAAAATGACAGTGTACAAATCAAGCATATACTGGCATTATATCTTTTCACTGAATTCGGTTTAACTGGCGCATTCAAGAAGTATGCCAATACTGATATCAAGGTATTCTGCGGAAATATTCCAAAAGAGTATTATGATGAAAGTAAATGGGTAATCTGTCAAACAACAGGGAAGAAACCGATCTCTTTTAAACGTGGGGTTTATATCCCACACGAGATTTCGATCGTATTTAAACGTAAAGATGATCGGACTCAAGAAGAGACCAATATGCTTAATGCATTATTAGTCGGGTTCTTCTATTTGGCAGACAGTTATATCGTACAGATGCCACAACCTGATAGCGACCGTGATGTTTCAGAATTTGAAGACTTTAACTTCTGGGCTGAAATGATGGGTCATGCTATCTTCTGGACAAATGAACATATCTCCACTTACGTGACGCAAGTGACTCGTCATATGGCACACGTAAGAAACATGCTCGATTATCATCAAGTACAAGATTTAAAAGGTGCTGAGTTGAATAACATCGAAGACATGTTTGATATGCTCGCTTATGTAATGGCAAACTTTGCTAACATCATTACAGAAAACGATAATGGCAGTTTATATAATAAACGTCTATTGATTTTACGTAACGTACTCGATGAGCTTATTAATGGGATTAATACGATTCAAAGTCGTTCACTCTCAGGACAAGAGCTTAAAGATAAGACCGTGCGTAAAGATATCCGTGAAAATCTGCAAGAAGAGAAAATCTTGAAGATGGGTAAGAAACCATACGTCCGTACGGAAACCTCTCCATCTGATAACAAGATGTTTGGGTATACCAACAAGTTCTTGATGCAGAATAACATCACAGAAAACAGCAGTCCAGATAAGGTGAATCCACAAGATCCTGATAGTCGTTTACATGCGTCTATCTTAGAGATCGGTAGTTATCTGGCGATTAAGCGTTCAGAGATTTCTGGTCGTTCTTTATTAAATCCATATCAGATCTTAAACAGAACTGGGATTACGTTACAGAATAAAGAATTGAAACCTCGTATTGCTTATATCAATAAGATGATCGCTCGTGATTAAGTCGTCTCATCTTAAAACCAAAAATCGGAAAAAGAAATTTACTATAGGAGTAAACAAATTATGGCTAGTAATTTAGATCAAGCATTTATGCGTGATGCAGAAAACGCGATTTTCAATATCGTGGATAAAAATCGTGACAGAGACGCAGGGTTCGATGAGATCGGTTATCTTTTACAGGAAGACCGTCGTTTCATCGATAAATTAGTGACCAGTGTATGCGATACGTATACTTATTATACGGAAGAAGCTTATCGTCGCCAAGATACTAACTGGTGTTTTGATGAAGCCGTTAATTACGTATTAGATGTCACTCGTGCTAACATCATCCTTAAAGACCGTAACCTTCAATCACGTTATAGTGATCGTCAATTAGATGACATGGATAAATTGATTCAAGATTATCGTGTCACCTTACGTGAAATGGATGCGTTCTTCCGTTCTGGTCCGTCTTACGATCGTCGTGAATCACTTAACCGTGGTGTAGGAAACTACAGCAACAATCGTGATAGTCAACGTCGTAGTGGTAGTATGTTCCGTGATGATAGTGCACCGGTGTATAATAACCGTGCATCAACAGAAGCGGTGACAACAAACCGCGCTCAACGTTTAGCGGCACGCAATGAAGCACGTGTAATTGAACAAGAGCAACGTCAGGCTGAATCAGAAAATCGTTTCTTGCGTGGTCGTACCCGTATTAAACCGATCGAAGTAGAAGAACCGAAAACACTTGCAGGGATTAAAGATCCCGAACAAGTGAAACGCATTCGCAATGCTTTTGCTCATGGTATCTCTAATCGTACACGCAGAGAATTCACATGGCCAATCGTTAAGGTTGAATACGCTGAACCATTCAGTCAACGTCACGTAATTGAAGAAGAAGGTGATGGTTATGCCATCAAAGCTGTTGGAGTAAATGACATGCATCCAGATGCACATGAACGTGTTATCGAGAACATGATCGATAAACACAAAGACCGTGAGTTCAATAACCCACAAACACGTGAAGTCATTTACGTGGTAGATGGGATTGAATTACCACCATCATTAGTGGAAAACTCTCGTGTTGATGCGATCTTACAACGTATGGTTGATAATAAGGAAGTGAAAGAAGGAACACCTTTCATGAAACTTCCTGAAGACATTAAACGTCGTATCATCCAAGAATCCACCGATGTCTATGAATTTGAGCAACGTGAGAAATATGCGAAAGAACGTGCTGAACAAATCGAGAAAGGTACAGTCAATGATAATACATTGAAAATTACGACGATTAATTCAAAACGTGATGTGCGTAGTCTTGATGAAGCAATCAGTCAAGCGAAAGTGTTATACAACTATCAGTTGTCTACAATGGATGATCCATCTAAAGGTTACCTCTTACCATTTAGTTTGATCAACCCATTATATCACTGTGGTTCACCGTCTAACTACCAACTTCAATCTAACTTATTGGTCGGATTAAGTAAACGTAGCAGTACGTTAGATAAGATTGCATTAAGTCTTAAATCAGCAGGTCTTGATAAAGATCTCTTAAATAAACTTAATGATCGTGCTACCCGTGCAACTAACATTGGTATCACCTATATCTTAAAACGTCCTGGTGTAGTGATGGATAACTTCGTGAATCAAATCGATGACTTCATTGAGTATATCAATATGGGTCTAAACGATGATAAGTTCACGCATGCACAAGTTGATTGTTTCGAGCAATATCTCGTTTCTCAATTAGGTCGTATGGTTTCAATCAGTGCAGAGCGTTTAAAATCATTCTATCCTGAATTCGAAGACTACAAACTTGAAGAAGTCGTACAAACGACGATCCTTGAGAATGTATTTGGTAATATCTACTTCCTACCGTATAGTCGAGAGGAATTAGGTTTTATCCTGAGTGTGAACTGTGTCGATATCAGTCAACACAATACCCCATTCTTTAATACGATTGTTAAAGTCGCGGATGGAAACAACGCAGCGTATCTTCAACTGAAAGATGGTTCTCGTTTTGCAGTCTATAAGACTAATGCAACGGAATACATGTTCATTGAAGAATAAGCATCACGCAGATATGCAAAGGGAGTATCTTCGGATACTCCCTGAGTTGTGTCTGCATCGGATAGCATATAGGATGATCGAACCATAGCAACTGATCAACTTGTATTCTATCTCATGAGGATATATCATCTTCATGAGAGATATCAGGTTTAGGATAATTAGATTTGAGTAATAATGAAAGATAGGAAAGGATCGTGGTATTGAGACCACTTTACCGGCTACGCATTCCTCACTCGTATTGTGGAGAGGTAGTATGCGCGATATGCATCGAAAAGTTTAAGACGTGGGTAGTACTACAGTAATACTGTACGTATCTCCTGGGACGGTCTGGATGAATGTAGAAGTTTATCAGGTGTTTTCCTAAATACGCTTATATTAAGCTCATACACGCATTTTATCGTCTAAGATGATAAATTGTATTAGTTATCTTAAATATATCGAATATGACGCATTTAGGTGTGTTATAATTGATATATAAGACTTGATATCAATCAACTGTCAGATCATCTCTGATATGGATGATTTCTTACCATCTGCAAACCCGATAAGATAACTCTTGTTCAGTCCCGAAAACAAGCAATAGTTATTTTATCATCCTGGAAGGAAATCAGACGTAAAAGAAATAGTCGGACAAAAATAGAGGGTAGCAAATGCTACCCTCATTCTTCTCATCTTCTTTTTTTTTTTACACTTTCGCCATTAAAAAAGAGGTGGGCCTACTGTGGCTATTCAGCCCACCTTAAATGGCTCATCAGTATCACTCCCCGTTCCAATGAGCGAACTGACGTAATCATTTCTTATATTAGTTTTTCTTTTTCGTGAACGCATAAGAAATGGTTAACAAATGAGAGAGTAAATAGACGTCAGGTGTTTTCCATTTAGTAACAGGGGGTCACGGCTGGCGTAGTCGTCATTGTCAGGCAGGACACATCCAGTCATTTCAATATACTTGTCCTAACATAGGACAGAAATGAAATTGCTCGTATAAATTTCGTTTCAGCTATTTTCTATTTATGGGGTATCTATCATTTATTAACATATATTAATACGTCAGTAAGCATTTACTTGGGTAGCGATAAATTAGAAGAGGTGGGCGATGAGTGCCACCTCAGTACTCACGATTGCACAGCTCATCACCCACATGCTTAGGATCATAAAAAATAATTTAAACATGTAAGTGACTATCTCCCATCTGCATAGGGATTACCGTTACTTGCTGAAGTCGTTTCTTCATCTTGCGTTTTTGCTGGACGTTCTTCTACATCTTGAGTACTTGTATCCATTTCATCATCTTCTTCGTCTCGACGATTGCGGCGACGACGTGGGCGATCATCATAGTCATCTTCATAACCACTATCATATTGGTTATAATTTCCACCTTGATTACCACCACGATTCCATGGAAGAACGTTACCTAAGATTTGCGCAATACCACGTGCATTCTCAGCATTAAATAAGCCGACTTGTTTCCACATGATAAATCCAGGGATAATCAATGGTGGAGCAAGTAATGCCCAATGTGGATACTCTTGAGTAATATAGCCAATCGCACTGATCGCAATCAATGCCACAAAACTACCAATCAAACCAGTATAGAATGCAAATCTTGCAAGTTTACGGGTTTTCTTTTGTTCATCAAAAAGTACCAATTCTTCCAAAGGTAATTTCAAGTATTTCGTATAGCCTTCTTCTTGAAAACACTTCAAGACCTCATCTGCACGCATGCCATTATCCACTTCACTGTCTTCTGGTGCGTACATGATAATGAGCCGACCAAAAGGGACTCTCTTGATCGGCATGTCGAGTGCATCTTTAAGGTGACTAAATACGGTTGGTTTTCTTAAACGCATATCTATCCTTCATTCACTCTCAAAAATAAAATTTAAAATTAAAAGGAGTATCCCATTATACTCCAGTGCGACCACGTGCTTCCAACCACTTACCGAGTTCATTTCGACAAGCATTTGCCATATGATCTAAACCATTCTTATCCATCGTGTTGAGTTCATTTTCGATCTTACCTAATGGATAGATTTCTTCATGACCTTCAAGCATGCTGATAACAGTATCGGCAAGTGCGGGTGATACATCACTATTTGGTGTACAACCTGTTACAGGTAAACGAAGATAACGTTCAGAAGGTTTTACAGCCATTGCTGGATGTGGTAAACCCCAATACAGGATCGCCTCACCTTTACGCTTGTCCCAATGCTCAAGGATTTTCTTATACTGATTTGAGCAAGCCACAAATACGGCCATCACATTACGATAGTCTTCATGTAAGGCTTTAAGGTTAGTCTCATAACGATCAGTCTCGCCAACCGTTTCCTCACGTACAGTTTCACTCCGTGCTTTAATGATATCCCAATCTACATCGAGTAAGATCGTTAAATCCGGTTTAGGTAAATCATGAATCGCTTCATATAAAGGCATATTGCGGTAATAGAAAACATCCTTGAGTTGACCAACATCAGGAGCCGCTTGATAAACATGTGCACTGATATCCCAACGATCACAAATTACGATCTTACCTTCAGCCAAATCTTTTTTGATTTGGTGAGATAGACTAACACGATTAGCGCATAGTAACAAGAAGTCTTCCATTCGACTACGAGGAACATCCGATTTAAAGATCTGACGTAATTCCTGTCCAAATGGTGTCCCACCTGGATTACCATAGGTGATGACTTCTTTTCCTTGTGCTTCGTATTTCTTTTTCAACTCTTTCACTAAACTACTCTTACCTGAGTAATCCATGCCTTCTACCACAATAAACATAATAAACCTCATATAAAGGGAAATAAAATAAAATCAAACATAAGCAAGGGGGTGATACCATCACCTCACCCCGCCTATTTATTAAGATGGATTATCCACCAGTAACTTGTCAATGATCATCTGCGTGTAACCGATCCCCATCGCATCGATCTCGTGTTCTGAGATATCATCAAGACTACCCGTAAAATGGATCATACGTCTATCGATTAATGCTTGGATCTTTGTCTTAACAGCAAACTTATCTGCTTTCGCTAGTTCTCTTGAAATCCCGATAGTACGTTTCATCTGTTGAGGTGAAACCGTGACCATCATGATCCCATGGTTTACACAAGCGCGTTCTGTCACTTGCATAAAGCGAACTAACGGAATGGCTGCAGTAGGACGTCTTACATTAAAGAAATGACTTTCATAGATCAGTAAATCGATACACCGGTACTCACTGATTTTCTCAGTCAGGTAGCGATCCAACTCATCTTCCAATCGTAACATGCGCACTGTTTCAAAACCATGACGTTCTTCAAGATAATCATAATTATGATCGGGTTTACGGATGTTAATTAGATGGGTGTCTAGTATTTCCATCTCATTGGTTAAATCATTAATTTTAAATAAGCAAAGTCCTACTGTATAGGTTCCGCCGTCTACACTCAGATAGATTGACTCTCGTCTACCTGGTGTACTGAAGGGTAACATGATTAACCCCCAACACCACGACCTGAGTCTGGATCAACACCCACAGTCGGGAGAATCGCAGAGGTAGTAGGTAATGGTGTTTTCTCACCTAATTCGATGACTTCTTCGAAGCCATTGTTATTACGGGTTAACAATTGGTAAGTATCAGCAAAACAGATGACTGTTGCTAATTTAAGTTCATTGATACGTTTACCATCATCCGCTGATACGTAAGTTGTATCATCCACACCCGCAACGATCGCAATTTCAGTGATCACAGAGTAACGGCTGTTACCTGTAATAATTTTTACTGCATTAGCATATTCACGTACATCATCTTCAGTAAAGACAATCTTCGCACCAGTAGAAACTTTAATTTTCACATTTGATGCAGTGACTTTACGACCAACCGTTAACTCAGGCTCACGTGGACTTAAGTTACTTTCAGTATAGGCATAAGGCATTACTTCAGTTGCGCCTTTTTGTACACGTTCAGTTAAGATACGAGTGGTGTTTTCGTATTCCATTAAACGTGCATAGTACGCATAGTAGTCTTGACCATTATACGTTTCTTTACGACGTAGACGATAACGTTGACGTTGTTCATCTGTAAGATCGTTATTAACAGGACGCAATACAAATGGCATATGGTTATATAATGCACAGTCAGTTGGATCATGATCGATAAAATCAGGAATCACAGGCTGACCTGCTGTACGATTGATGGTCACACCACCATTACCGATACAGAAATAAATCGCCTTGAATACATCACCTGTCTCAGTACGGGTTTTCACGTTAATATTGAACTTCTCATTTAACGTGGTATACTTCGTCACTTCAACGGGCAAGCCAAGGAATAAACGGGATTGGATATACTGACCGATCGCCGTATGCTTCACACGGTCAAGTGTACCTTCATCACCGAGGATGTTGTTTAATGTTGCCATCTCACTTCTCTCTCAAATTAAATATGATTAACTTGTGACACATAAGGAAGATTTTCCATTTCAGCCTTATAACGTAATGCATAAGGGAGTGCATCTTCTTCCTTCGGAATCATAGTATAAAGCTCGTCGATCGTCTTATTGGCACCATTGGCTTTCTTATGAAGACGAGCAAGCTCTTTGAAAGCATCTGAGATACTCACCCAATCAAGTAATACATGAACAGGGAAGTCCGCATAAGTGGTTAAGGTATCCACTTTAATTTGGATATCAAAACAATACGGACTTTTCTCAGTGACGAAATCACTAAATGGACGATTGCGGATCTCATCAGGGAACTTCCACCCACGGATATCAAGTAATTGCATGATATCATCTTCGATCGTTGAGATCGGTTCTTTTTCATCTTTGATGCAAATGGTGAAAGAGGAAGTTGTTGCTTTCTCTTGTGTCCAAACATTACGCTCGATAGTTAAGAGGGTTTTCTCCTGACTAAAGCCATTGACCATTTTCACTTCAACCAGTTCAGGTTTACTGCCATCGATCTTGATTGTTGGTTTGGCAAGACTATAGCGACGAGATAAGAATCTCGACATGTTCTCACCCGTTAGACAAACAGCAGTATAGAACTCAGGATTTTTCTCTAACTCAGTAAGAGGAATCAATCCAAACTTCTGGTTAATTAATTCGATATCAATACCCATAATTAAGCTTGCTCCTCTGTATAGATTTTACCATCACGTAAGCGTTTATAGGCTTGTAGTGGGTAACGTAACTGAATGCGAATCAATACTTCACCATCTTCAATGAACATGTGGTTTGATGCCACTAAACGTAAATGGATATTTAGAATCTGATAGTCTAATGTCCCATCTTTTTCTAAACTATCTACGTTCTCGTAGTATTTCCAGCCTAATTCAATCTGATCAAGTGTTGGAACGATCAGTGCAAGTGGTTTCGTACCATTTAACACTTTACCGTTTGATTCACCATTAAAGACCATCATCCCATCATGCGTAAAGGTACGACCGAATTTATAGCCGAGTACACGATGGATTAAAGTGGTTAAACTACCATGACCTGCTTTAACAGCTTTTACCCAACGATCATAGTTGATCACCAGTTCTTTATTGCGACGATGAGATAAGATCACTTCATCGATGTTAAAGTACTCTTTAAGACTGACACGATGGTGATGGATTTCTGATTCACCACGGACATGACCAAGATCCTCAGGCAGTTTATATTTCACGATGGTGTTGGCTTCGTGGTTATCGGTCTGAACAAGACCTAATACTTGACTCGCACCAAGACGTTTCCCAAATTCAGGATCAACTGCCTCGATATGAGAAAGTACGAATCCTTCTTCTTTCTTAAGATATTCATAATAAGTCTTAAAGAGAGAACGGATATCGTTATTGGCATAAGTACTCACCGGAAGTTTCTGAGAAAGTTCCAGATCACGATGGTACTTGACATTATTGATAATCATAGTTATCCTTCTTTATTTTTATTCTTGTTATAGTTAGTCAGTAACTGTTTCACCAGGACCGATAACACGGGTGCAATTATTTGGTGTATCCAAGCGATAATAATCACTATACTCACCATCATCCAATCCATTAAAAGCAGGATAGGTATTTCGATCCACGAGTCGATAAGTGACACGAGGGTCAGGTCTTTCACCTGTTTTACCTTGAGCAAGTTCTGCTTCTACCCCCGCCATGTCCTCTTCTCTATACCATCTAAATAGCGTACCATTATGGGTATAATAGAAATAAGGTTCAGTGTGCACAGCTGGTTTACGGATCTTACGAATGGTTAAGATACCAAGTGTACCACGATGGTAAACACGGTTATAGCCATCAACACCAAATCGGATTGGCGGCGGAATCGTTAATACATCAAATCCTTTATCATGGACCTTGAAACTCTCTGGTCCGTATAATACACCCGTGTAAACACTATCTTTACCTTTACCACTAAACTGATTAAATTTAATCAACCAATTACGATAATGGTGATGGATCGATTTACTCATGGTCATGATCTTACCAAAGCGTAACCAAGGCATATCTAAAATACGACCATTTGTTGCATTGGCTTTATGAGTGAACTGAACTGAGTAACTACTGAGTTGTCGCATGATACCAATCATGGCTTGTTGTATCTCAGAGAGTGAGGCTTCATCATCGATTGCTTGACCTGTAAAGGTAGAATAGATTTGGTTAGCCATCGTCACGATATTTTCACGACTTAGTTCATCGATTTCCCAGTGACGCATTTTAAAGTACTGACCAAATGTCATCTCAGTACTGACCAGTCTCGTTTTCTCTTGATAGAATAAACGATCACCCAACTGTTGGATCTCACCGGCATGGAAAAGATCATGGTAAACCCCTAACCAATGACGGATACGCTTGAAATAGTCATTGACTTCTTTTACGTAAGTGTGGAAACCTTCTGCACTATAATACTGTCCTTTACGAGGATAGTTTTCTTGGAGGTCATTGAAAGCAAGATTAATATCCGCTTTACGATCCAAGAAATTAGATTTAAGATCTTGCCAATCGACTTTATCCCAAGTGATGTCTTTTGGTGTAAAGGTTGGGATCAGCATGTTCTCAACTTTATGCTGATTTGGCCACTTACCTCTGTTCTCATCATCCAGATCACGATCATCGGCAATCTTCATCGCACAATACAACCAAGTAATGAAACCATCTCTGGCATCCATACTGATCGGCTCACCTGTTTGTGGATTAGTGATACTACCGACAAGATTATAGCGATTAGTGAAAGCAAGATGTGCCCAATAGTTGGTTAACATCACACTCATCGGTTTGACTTGTTGGTTCGCATAGTCGAATACTTCAGATTCCAATACTTTAGATTTCTGGTTAGAGTGTTTGGTTCTGTCGTATCGGTTTTCAGAAAGTTTTAAATCTGGATTACGGAAGGTATCGTTACGATTCGCTTCTTTTACTTCCTTATCAATAAGTTTAGCTAAACTTAAGTGGTCTTCATCAGATTTATAGTCGATATGTTTTAAGTTAAGCTGTTCACGATAAACATCTGGTGTATCGACATGATCTAGGATATGGTTGGTATCACGACCGATATGATAACCATAGATAGGAATACTACGAGTCGTCAACATCCATTTGATGATATCTAAGAAGGTATCTTCTTTACCCGCATGTCTATCTATATAAGGAAGATGCTTATATAACCACATCGCTTGTTCATGGGTTAAGAAACGTTTATACTTATCTAGACCGAAATAACTACCAAGATAGTTCCAGATGTGGAAAGAATGCACCTGTTCCGTTTTGATATACTGCTCACGTAAAGCAATAATCATTCCTGGTAAGTGAACTGCCAAGATACCAAGTTTTAATGCATTAAACGTAGGATCGAAAGCACCATATCCACGACTGTGGAATCGGTTACAGGTTTCAATAATTTGGCGATTAAGTTTTGGGATAAGATCGACTTCTTGTTCTTCCACGAGACTACGGTCATAATCGAGGATAGAATATTCTTCTGCTTTATACGCAGTTTCAAAATCGATCGGATTACAGATGCCATCTACTAAAAGATGTTGGTCTGGATACTTCGCAATCAACTCATAATAATACTCACCTTTATCCTTGTAATGTATCCATGTCGCACGGTGTAATTTCAGGTTTTCAGGGGTGAAGTCAATCGTCTGTAACGTATCCAAACTTCTTACTTGCATCAATTCGTCAGTATAATGATACTTTCCCTGTAAATGGCAATAATATCGCCATGTTTCAGGATGCAACGTATCCACCAGGTAGCTTGTATCATACGCTGCAAACTTCGCATTAACTTCATTGTTCATTGCGATTGCAGTTGCAGTGGATTTCAGCACCATGGACTTAGCAAGTTTCATACAAGACGCATGATAAAACTGACTGGCATCAAAGCCAAGGTCTTCATTCAAAGTCATGAGTCATCCTTTTTATCATTAAAAATAAGCGGGTAGTCAGATTAACTACCCGCGTAACAATTCTATATGTTTCATATTACTTTAATATAGGTAAAATCATTATGGCCAATACCAGTTACTATTACGATAATGTAAAAGGTAGAAACCTCTCTCAGTCAAAGCGACAGCTCACCACTGAAGAGGATCGTATCTACAAATACCTTATCAATCAGCCAGCTGAGATCAGAGCAGTCACAACCAAGCTAGTTGAGACAGCAGAATCCAGTGCTGAGCGTAATGCGACCTTACCACGTGATGCCGTTGAAGGTATCTCAAATAAAATTAGTCATGATTTAATTGACATTGTTAATATTAAGAAAAACCTCCCTGAGTTAGAAACGATCAGAGATATTTTAGTCTCTTCTATTCTATCTCCTCAGGACATGATCAACGAAAATTTGACCTTTACTTTAGACGGGGAATTCCCGCATAAATTAGGGACAGATTTATTGGCTATCATAGAAACACATTTCACAGACCATTATTGCTTACAAGATAAGCTTTATCCCATGCTGACAAATGCGTTATTTGATCGCGGTAGCCATATTCTTGCGATATTACCTGAAAGTAGTATCGATGATATCCTACACCAAAACAGCGTCACCTCTTTAGAAAGTGTCCGTGAGAAGATCTCGGATACGATCGATAAGGATGGGAAGTTCATTGGTCGTGGGATCTTTGGTCGTGGTTTAAAAGAACAAGCTGGTGTGGATGCAGGTAAATTAAACCAACATGTCGCACTTGAGCATTTCTTTAAAGATAATTATCGTCGTGATATGAAAGCGACGAATCATGAGATCATCCCAGGTCTATTATCCGTCGTCGATAACTTGGATATATTAAAATCAACTCGATTGATGCGCAAGCTCTCTGATCTACAGATCCAATCTCAGTTCCAGACTTACAGTGCGGAAAGTGTGATGTGGGTAGATGGTAAATCTCAGGAAGAAGAGAAAGTCTTGCCTGTTGAGAAGTTATACCGCGATGTAAGACCTAAGGGGACTTATGATGGTGTAACAATTGTAAATGACCGCGATGGGAGTTCTCGTAAATCAATTGGTCACCCACTGGTATTAGATCTTCCACATGAATCCGTGATTCCTGTATTTACACCAGGTAACCCAGAAGATCACATCGGTTATATTGTCTTATTAGATGAGAGTGGTAATCCAGTTACTTATACCGATGAGATGGATCGTCTAGAACAGATCAACCAATTTGCTTCTGCGGTGAGTACGCAAGCCGGTACAGATGGCAATAACCTTGGTGGTCACTATGGTGTTGTCACCCAAACCTTATCTGAGTTAAATTCCCTTGCAGGACAAGGTGAATGTAAATGGGGTAAGGTGACCGCGAAACAAATGACCGCTTTCTATGCTTCATTAATTGAACGCGATTTGATCGCACGTTTAAATGATGGGGTATATGGTAAGAATGTTTCTATTCCGAGACCGCTTGAGATTTATCAGATCATGTTAGCCCGTGCATTGAGCGGAAGTAAAACTCAGTTAGTGTACATCCCTGAATCATTATTAGAGTATATTGCATTCTATTATAATGGATTGGGTATCGGTCAATCCTTGATCAGTAAATCAAAAACTACCGCAGCGCATCGTATCGCGATGAACTATGCTAATACTCGTGCATTAATTCGTAATGCAGTCGGTACGAAGGTATTAAACATTGAACTCGATGAAGATGATCTTGATCATGAAGAAATCGTTGCTAAGATTGTTAACCGTACGATGGAAGCTAATAGTTTCGCGCGTTTATTCAGTAGCTTTGATCCACGTAATATTGAATCCTCCATGTCCATGTTTGGCTATGAGGTGAATGTAACAGGCGGTGAAGCAGTTGATAAAACGAACGTGAACATGGAGTACCGTTCTGGTGACGTCCCATTAATCGATACGGATTACATGGAACAAATGAAATCTGATTATATCAGTGGTTTCATTCCACCAACACTATTAGATAGTGCACGTGATACTGAGTTTGCGGTTGAGTTCATTACGAAGAATGCGTTATTCGCTAAACGCAATATCATCATCGCTCGCACGTTTAATCGCATGTTAACCTCATTTGTTGGGAAATATACATTACACGATGGTGAGTTGATTCAGGCGCTTTCTGATGCTATTCGTGAGAGTTATTCTGAGTTATCTGATGAAGTCCTTGAAGAATGTAAAGCAGAGAAATCAACGGTTCCTGCGATTAAAGCATTCTTAAATGATCTTAGTGTTTCTATTCCATTACCAGATAGCAATAGCAATGAGCTTTCCAACCAAGCCATGAAGACTTATGAAGAACGTGTTGAAGCAGCACTTAACTTCTATATCGATCAGGACTGGTTGGATATGGTCTTTGAAGATCTGGATGAAGAACGTAAAGGTGAAGCAATTAAAGCTTTCCGTGAACGCATGAAATCATTCTTCATGGTTCAATGGATGGATAAGAATAGTTTCTTCCCTGAGTTTAATGATCTTATTCGTCTTAACGATGAAGAGATGGGTGATAACAACCTTATTGATCGCATCTTTAGTCAACAAGCTGAATCAGCCGATATCTTTGGTGATATTGCAAAACGTATCCGTGATGCTTTCACTCCGCCAGAGGGTGAGGGAGAAGTCGATGGAGATAGTTTCAGTTCAGACGATGATAGCTCAGCATCAGGCAGTGATGATGAGTTTAATATTGGTGGAGTTGGTGATACATCAGATGAAACCGATCCATTTGCGGATGATAACACCGATGATGAATCTTCTGAAGATAAAGATGAAGATAAACCGGATGAAGATACTGATAAAGCAGACGAAGAAAATCCGGATGAGAACTCAGCTGATGAGTCAACTGATGAATCCACTTCAGATGATAGTATCTCAGATGATACAGGTTTAGGTGACCTACCTCAGATCTAAGAATCATTACAATCTTAATTAATAAACATGTATGGGAGTACTCTATCGTACTCCCTTGTTTATGTTACATTTAAAAAGGAAAATCAATATGGCATTTTCGTTATATGATGCACTCGATAAAAGTCGAGCATTTACTGAAAGTTTTATTTGTAAGCTTCCGCTTGGCTCAAATACTTCACTTGTAGTAACCAGTAAGAAGGCATCGGGTTATGAGATTGGTGTAACTCGCAATAAGTCTAAGGCTATCCAGAATATATATGACGGTAGATATGATTCTACCTTACCCGATGATTTAGTTGAGCGTGCTGATATGGTCGTCTATTTAGTGGTGTTGGGACTACGTGATTATTTCAGTATGGTTAATGATGTAGTCAATAAAGTAGAAGAAGCCATGATCAGTGGTATTCGTATTGGTCGACACCCAAAAACATCGATTGATGGTGCGTTAGATAAATTTAGCGATATTAATGATAAATTTGAGTTCATGATTCAGTACACCCATCATTTAAAACAAGGAATAATCAGTTATCTTGAAGAAGTATACTATCCTATCCTAGAAGGTTATCTTGGTCTTCATAATCCATTCCTTTATAGAAATATTGTCAAACAAGAAATCGGTCGTTGGGGTGAGGATAAAATCCAGTACGTTAATATCGGTATCCCCGATCCTACAGGTGGTAGAAAGGATGAATATGTCTATATCACCATGAATGATAGTACCAAACCAGAATTCGATTTTGCATTTGGTGTGATGGATAATAGCTATTACTTTGGTGCAAATCCTGGTTCGTTAGAGTGTGATTCATTAAGTCGTGGTTTATATCACTATATTGAAGCACTATCAAATATGGCAACCTGGACGAAGGGTATTAGTATAGAAACTCAATCGGGTATTCGTCATATTCTCAGCATTGTTTCTAATGTAAACTTCAGATATGATACAGTCAATGAAGCCCTATTGCTTGAGAAAGCATTCAATGCTGAAGAGTTATCTGTCTTTTATATGAACATGCTACGACAACATATGTCGAAGTAGTTGACGGTTTGTACCTCAACATAGACGGCACACTTAGCAATGTACAGTTTTTTATTAACAATCTTGACTTAAATAAAACGCATTGTGTTGTGAAAAATGACAAGTAGGGGTATCCTTGTGATACCCCGCACTTATGTCGTCTGTCTATAAATAAGAACGAATTTAAATAGGAGCTATAGATTAATATGGCAGGAAATATAACAGCCTATATTACCGAATACAATCAGGACGATAAGAGTACTGATATCGCAAGTAAGTACGGTAATGGGTGGATGAGATTAAACAGAAGTGGTAATTACAAGGATACGATCAATATATTACCCGAAGAAGTGAAATTAAGCGAACTCGCTAAATCTGATATTAAAGATATTAAGCTTGATATATTAAATGATTACTTTGGGCGAACACTGATTACTGCACAAGGTAACGTAGCTCGTATCATTATTAGAGAACATCCAGATATAGATCAGTTTAATAAAAAAGCAAAACCTAAGTTCTTCTATTCAGTCGATGCGGCAACAGGGAGAGAAGTTAAGGATACGGTTAACTTTAAACCAGGCAGCGGGTTTGTTTTCTCAGATAACCCTGAGACTAAGATCCGTGCTTCATTTGTTGAGGAGACGGTGGGTGTGGGTAAGGATAAGGTTACTTACTATGGCTTTAACCGAGCACGGTATAAAAATGTTAAGAAGCAACTTTATCCGACATGGGAATGTAAACGCAATCCTGGTGTAGCTACCATGGTGTTCGTTTCCCGTAAGGATAATCCAAAAGCTTATCCTGATATCGTATTCTATCGTATTGATAATGACCAAACTAAGGTTGACTTCGTTCAGTTGGATGGTAATACTGGAACAATCAGTAATACTTATTATTCACTAAATATCGAAAGTAACGATGCTTTTCGCATTGGTGTTGATCAGTACATTGCCATTTACCAGCCAGAAATGTCGATGATTCGGGCACGTGATGGTGAACTCGTGCCACTCGAAATAAGTGCAACACCATCAGGTAAGTTTATCCCCGCGCCAAATGATTCGCTTGCTGAGTTAATGTATAATGATATCATCAGTCAGCATAATCTTGCAATTCGAGCGAATATCAATGAGTATACACCAATCAGTGGTGACTTACCGAATACTGGGAATAGTGGATCTATTCGGTGGTTCCATAGAGCTGGTCGAGTGATTCCAACTAACGTCGTCGTTCCCATTTCTGGAGTGAATTATACCCCATCTAAACTTGGGCTTAAAACAGCACAGGAATGGAATGAACTTGATGAAGCTAATCGTCTATACGATGATACACCGATTTGGCTCGCTGAGTTTGTTATTCCAATGAGTGACGAACTGGCCGGGTTAGAACTAAATGACGATTTCAGTGGTCGGGCGGCCTATCCTTACTATACACGACGTAACAGTGAATCAAAATTCCTATTACGTATCCCGTGTAAACCGGTAAGTGGTCCCATTTCTCAAGACCTGAATAACTACTTTGGTTTTGTACCAATTAATGACCAGTACCTCGAGATTTCAAACGGACCACATTTATGGCATGGACCACTTAGAACAAGTGCAGGTGATATTAGTCGTGTGGGTAGTGAAGCGAAACAGCTAAAAGGTAAAGTAACATTCCAAAACGACGCACTGGGTTTTATGGGTGTAATCTATCGTGGATTGATGAATAATGCCATTGGTGCAAGAAAGTGGCTTGAATGGCAAGTCAATCTTTGGCTAACCACTTACATGAAGCGACCCAACCAGATCTTCAATGGTGGTGTCAGTGATGTGAACTGTACACTGCAGACAACTGATGGCGTGGTATATGGTGCGACAATTAAATTTCAAACCAAAAGTGGTACTAGCACAAAAGTGATCAGCGATTTCATCAATTTAAATACTGTTGATGTGATTTATCATAAAGACCTAGCCACATACCGCGACAATGGATTTAAACAACGCGACAGTTTCATTGGTAGTGTAAATCTGAATAACACCGAAGATGTGATGAAGTCTATATTTCGGGTATTTGATTATAACCCGAATCCATATCGGGCACCTGGTCAGCAAGACATTAAACCTAATAAAGAATACTGGATGAAATATATCATCCCAAGACTACGGTACGGTGAGCTCTATATGCGGGTTGCTGTTATGACGGATGGGGTTAACTTAAGACCAACTTATGCTTATCAAGATATTCAATTGCATGGATTCACTCACACGGGTCTATCATTCATCAATAGAATACCAGAGAATGATCCGGATAATAGAAAAGCAGATACTATTTATGCCACATTTGGTAACCCGAATGAACCAACACAAAGAACAGAGTACCTGCATACCGGCGTTCCACATTATACAACGGGTAACCGAGGAAACACCAATAACCCAAGCGGATACTTCAGACTTCCAGCTAATTTAGATGCGTATTCCATTGTTGGCCAATATAACTTCAATTTACGTAATCCTAACTTAACTTATATCGCACAAGGTAATGGGTGGGGTTTCACTGGTAATGCAGATAAGGATAATTGGTATCGTGGTAATCTACACCAGCTGGTAAACTTTGAGCCATCTTCCACCGCGAGATTATTTAGGGATAAACCGATTTATACCATGGTTCCATGGGAGAACGGTCAAGTGGATTATCAGTACATCTATGGCTATTTACATGGAACGATTATTCCCTTTGATTACGCTGAGCAGAGGGGGTTAAATTATCTTCCCCGCAGTTCGCACATAAAAGGTTCATCTAATGAAGTTATTCTAGGCGGGTATTTCCCTTGTCTATCGGACGACTATTTTGTCACTCGATTTGGTGAGCGTCGTGACGAACCACCGGAGACAAGATTCACTGTCTATTCATATTGCGATATCGCGCCACTAGTGCGTGTTGCATCATCATCCCCACTATTACCGCATGAGTGGAAGCCATATGAGGGAAATGTCGCAGAGTTAATCGATGGTATATCAAGTACAATGATCGAAAACCCACTCTACGATTACATGGATAACGAAGCGTGGCTCGGTAAGCTATTTGATAACTATGACCCTGCTAGACGATACGATAGTCGGAGTGAATATGATTTCAATAAGAAAGGTCATCCTATTACAACTTATGATCATCATCTTGATACTATCACATTCCAGCGTGGTCCAAGGGGTCTAATCGAGCAATTTAGCTTACCCAACCAAAATAAATGGGATAATATCTACAATAAAGATCATTACAACAACCCACGTTATCGCTCTATACTCTACACTAGACAACGTGCGTTCGTATTAGGTATTGGTGCGACGTACGGTGCGGAAGTTTATACATCTACGGTTGAAGATATAAGAGGTATACGCGACAATCCGGATATTGAAAACTCACCTCAATCCTGGCTTATTACCGTTGGATTAGATATTCTAATTGAGCATGCAAAACGGCTGAAGGGGACACCTAAAGATCTGAGACTTACTTTCGCTAAGATCTTCGCAAAACACGGTATCCCCGATAGTAAGTGGTTACCTCAGTGGGAGCAAGGGCCCGAGGTATTCTTCTTACAAAATGAGATTTGGTTGGATTATTTCTTTGCATCATCCAAACTAATCCAGCATGATATCGTCGGTGATGATAACGTTGTATCGTTAGTTCGCGGTAGAAACGTTTACCTTAGTATCAGTGAAACCGGTAATCCAGTTGAACTGTATCGCGAGACGATCGAAAGATTATAAAAGATAAGAGCTTATTATGGCAGATGAAAAGAAAAAGATAGAGTACTATGGTGAACCAACTACCATAGCTAAACTCTTAAGTATCATTGATGGTGTACATGGTTACTCGAAAGGGTTACAGGATAGACCATATGACATCGACACGATACTTAAACCTTTTGATGATTGGCTTATCCATACGAAAGACAATTATTCAGAAGCAGAGAAATTCAAAATCGATAAGGCTAATTTCAAGGTCGCCGATGCGGCCTTTATTACTGAGTCGAATGTGAGTTGGACGGATACGAACTTCTTTAAAGTGTGGAGAACGAGACATCGTTTCGTGCATCGTATCGACGGAGTTTATTGGTCGGAGAGCGGTAGCTTTACTGCGACCAATAAGTTCATGGCTGATAACAGCAAATACTTCGATGAGTTCTATCCGCAGACAATGAACTACGGCTCTAGTTTAACGGATAGTATCACTTATGATCATTCAATCGAAAGTATCACTCGTGAGAATTGGCATGGTTATTGGGATGCGCGTTTTGACCCCAGCACACTTGGTATAGATGTCTTTGCCGATAAACAATCAGAATGGCCATACTTCTATGGCCCATTTAGTGTCTTTAGTCAAGATGAAGTGATGAGTGATCCGAATACTCGTATCATCAACGCTACACTTCCAAATGATGAGAAGATGCTTGAGATCCTTAAAGGTCCAAATGGTTGGCGTATCGTGCATATGCATTACTTCAATCGTTGTAATGTGGCAATGTATCATACAGGCAGAAGTAAGTATTTGATGTATCCTTATTTCGCACACTTATTCCCAATTGGTGTCTCTGATGAAGCGATATCAGATTTCTTTGAAAACTACGTTTATACGGGTAAAGGTGAGAATAAGTATCTCCAGTTCTATGCGGATTATCCGCCAACTGAGAAAGGATTTAAGAAACTCTGGGAAGATACGGGACCGAATGGTAAATTTAAACGAGCTGCTGAGACGGTGATCAATAAGTATCTCTTAGTTGAAATCAGAAAAATTGTTGGTCTGAATAACGTTACAGAAGAAGATTTCGTCGGTATTATTCGTAATGACTTATTGGCAGCGAAGAATAACACACTTGCATCGAATGAGCACCATAATCCACGTTACCAAAGATACTGTCGTGTAGAATGGTCTTGGTTATACCAATACGTGGCTTATCGCTTATTTGTTTACCAAGCAAGACCTGGTAAACCATGGGTTCCTCAGGATTACGATATTCTCTACTCGATGATCGTAGGACCGCGATGTTTCAATAAGATGCGATATAACATCAACCATTATCGTGATATCCTCGCATCAGGGCCTGACTCAGAAAACAGGGCGATTGCTTGTGCTATTGACCATCTGGATCTATTAGGGCGTACGTGGTGGCGTGATCAAAATGATACGAAGTTTGCGGGTTGCTGTTCACCAGATGGCCAACCAACACCAAGATACTTTAAAATCGAAATGCGAAGCCGTCTTGAAGATGGTCAGTTGATCGCATTTAGAGACACGATTATCTCCTTGGCTGAGAAACGCGATAAAGTCACCCAAAACTTAAATGGCCACATGGCTAAGATCTTTATGGCAGCACGTGATGGTAAGATTGACTTCATGGGTTTACAACCACTCGTTGCTTATCATCTTGCGGTAATCAATTTATATTACCATAAGAATAAATGGAACAGTAAAAATAAAGATAGTGCGTATCGACAAGTACTTGATACGGATTACGAGTTCATGCTTGATCAGCGATTTGAAGCAGGTAAGCAGTTTAGTGAGAGTGCATCAGGTCACGGTAAATCAGATGATGATCTTGCAAGACTATACGTAAAACTTGCACTGGATCTTCTTACCTTTACGACATGGGAAGGTGCGCATAACTGGCGTCCATATCGACCGCAAAAGATGACCACTGCAGAAGCTGAATTCCGTCAATTAGGTCGTACACCAAGTGTGAAATATACAACTTACGATCACAATCTCTTTTATCAAGAATCCGTTATCGAGAAAGCGAAGATTTATAATATCCTTCCTTCATTTGATAACTACCTTGGTAAGATCGAGATCAATCATACGGCGATTCCGGATTATGAGGCAGATAGTCGTTATAGAATGAAACCTTGGGTAATCGCACTTAGATCTGACCGTAACGTGTGCGTTTCAGGTGTAGATGGCGCACCAACTCAGATCGGATGGATGTTCATTCCTACGCGTTATCGTACGGGTTTGAGTACCAGTGTACTTGCTCACTCATATATCTCTAAACTCGCAGGTTATACGCAATCTAAAGCAGTGCGATTACTGCAATGCTTAACGGAAGTTTATGGATTTGCATCGGTAGGTCGTGATGCAGCTTGTGGCCCAGCAACGTTTAACCTGGTCATGTTATTATCGAGATTTATCACCTCGAATAGCCAGACCCAAGGTGAACAAGGTGTACCATGGACATCTGAGTACATCGTTCCACCAAACATGCCAGGTACGGAGCATACATTCCTGTGGACAATTATCATGTCTAGAATGAATGGTTATCTCATTAACAACGCAACAGATATCGCTAGTACAATTAGTCGATCAGATATCATCAACTGTGTTGTGGATTTATACGATGCCTTCGCAGATGGAGATTATGCTGAGATCAATACGGATCGCGCTGAGTTTAGAGCAACGAAACATGCACTGCAACAGGTGATGCCCGTATTAAATCAAAACAGACGGCTTGACTCTAACCTTCAGTTAAACCGTTCGCCTGATTACAGTAGTGCGCTGTTGACGGCACAAGATAGTGCTAAGTATAATGACATGCTGGCGAAAGTGAGTACGAGTGCACAGCTGCGCAATAGTGACTATACGCCATTTACGTATACAATCTCGATAGATGTACCGAGATCAGATGCGACAAAAGGGAACTTGCTAGTACCAACATCCTTCTTCTCATCTAGACCGACTATAATCATGGTGAATCAACCTGCTACTATTTACAGTAAAAATGATGTTTATCGTTTCTACCGTGATTATACGTGGGCAGGTAACCGTACAGGCTATACTCAGACAAGTATGATCAACCGTCCGTTTAACTATCGTTATTCAAAACGTGATGTCGGTTTTGCTGCTAACTCGATCGACTTGTATCGTGGAACTAAGTTGACATCCGATAGTACCGTTTATACGGATTCATTCTTGAACTTCAGTTATTTCAAACCGAAAGGTGAGGATAATGCGTGTACGATTCGATTTGATAATTACGATCGACTTAACGCAGGGGCAAATGGATATGACTATGGTTCGTTCTGGGCATTTTTAGGACTTAATAATCAGCCGATCAAAATGATGTACGGTGGTTACCGTACTAGAACGAATGATATTCCAATCATCCCTTATAACTCCCATACCTCGAGATCATTATTAGGGGGTTGGACTCAGTACGTTGCAGCTGCACTTCATCCGATGTTAAATACGATGCGTGCATTAGAGGTCTATAAGGACACGGCAGATGCAGCAGGGGATAATCCAGACAAAATCCTTGATATGGTAAAACGTATTCGACGCGATAACCCAAATACTTATGAGGATGAGGAATTACCAAATAACAATCGTGATGTCCGACATCTGATTCCTGGTATGGATAGAATTACTATCCCAGCTAAGTTATTCTGGTATTTTGGTTACTTACTTGCGAAGACCAACCGTATCCCACCATTCCATCCAGCACAGCACTCTGCGGTACAGATGGAACGATTGCCATTGGATATGGCGATCTATTGGGGCGTTTCATCGTGGCTCAATAGAAAGGACAGTGCGTGGTTTGGTAACAATGGTAACAACGGTGTTCCATGGAAATTCAATAATGATGGAACCGCAGAGATGGATGTTACATTCATCAACCGCGTTCTTGAGTTATATGATCGTTTCAGTGGTTTGTCTCCGCTGTATACCATGCAATCATTTGGTCCAAACTTTGGTAAGTTATATGGGATTAATGATTTACCTATTAGTTTAAATGTCGATTCGGCCGTAAAAATGCTAAGCTTTAGTGAAGTGAAGGCATTAGAGAAAACGATCAAGCCATGGGGATCATCAAATGATAGCATCACCACAGTAATGGGTTGGATGGAGTCTGTAGGTCGAACTGAAACAGAAATCCTTGAAGTAGAAGGTGGTGAGTTTGAGGGGATCTGGTTACCACGTTGGTTATTGGGTTCACTTGACTGGGATAATCGCAGTAACTATAACTGGACGTATGCGTTCATGGATACACCACAAGCCTATGATCCATCAGGACTGACCACAGCTGTAGATAAGTCTAAGTTATCCAAGATGAAGACTAACCGCCGGCTACTGCCTGATGACCGCGATGGTGATTACTGGGGTATTTTTGGTGATAGACGTAAGTTCCCACTATTCCTATCACCTTGGTATCGCGAGGTTAACGGTAAACGCATCTGGATTTATGACATCAACCCAATGTTCCATTTCTCCTGTTTTAATACGAAATATGAGGATAAAGCATGGGTAATTGGTACCTTCCCAACAGGTAATGCTGCCGATGCAGAAACTGGTCGTATCAATGGTCCTGGATCTAATAACCTCGTCATTAACAGTGAAGAGGTATTAGTCTACAATAGACAGGATAAAGATATCAATGGCGGTGGTCTGTAGTTAATATCATTATGTGAGTGGTCAGATGACTACTCACATCTATCATTATAAATAAAAGGAGTAACAACCAAGATGAGTTTCAATCTTGCTAAGTTTAAAACTCTTGGCGATTTCACACCAACCAATATTATCTCAGAAGTCATCGAGGTAGAAGGTGGTTATGTGAATAACCCAAATGACCGTGGTGGTGAAACCAACTACGGAATTACTAAAGCCGTAGCGGTGGCTAATGGTTATGCTGGCGCAATGCGTGAGTTAACTAAAGCAAAAGCTTACGACATCTATTACAACGTATATTGGAAGAAAAACCGTTGTGATGAGTTAATGGAAATCCATCCATTATTAGCTTTCCATGTTTTTGATATGGCAGTAAATAGTGGTTCAGGTGCAGTAATCAAACACGTACAACGTTTGCTTAATGTGGTAAACCGCGGTGGTAAAGATTACGCTGATGTGGCAGTCGATGGGGCGATTGGTCCTGGTACTGTTCGTGCGATCCAGGATTTCGTTAAACGTAATGGTCAAACAGGCTTACGTTATTTTATTATTAACTTGATTGCAATGCAATCTAATTTCTATATCAGTATCACTGAGAACCGTCCACAAAATGAAGCATTCACAAATGGATGGTTATCGCGTGCTGCAAGTAAATTAGAAATCGCAGCGAGATTAGTTTAAGGAGTTTGAGTGAAAACAGGTAAGCATGAATTCTTCTTCCATGAAGATGCCGATGGTAACAAAACAGCCATTTATTTCGCAAATGGTCGTGCAATTTGTTCTAAATCTGCAATGAAAGATGGACGTCAAGTATACAGTACGGCTGATGGCTTAACTGGTACTGTGGATGAGCGTGTAATTGGGATGTTAGATGCGATCTTAACTAATACAGTTAAGATGCCGGCGGGTGTTGACAGCCCAAAGCTTAATCCGGAAGATTTAGTGACTGGATTAACAGAAGGATTTGATCCTGTCCAGAACGGACTTGATTTACTTAAAGCAAGTTTCGAAGAACTTAAGTCTTCCGTTTTAGAAACCGGTGTGATCGATATGACTTTAGCAAAACCGTATAAAGTGGGTACAACCAACTATAACTATGCGACGATTGCTAAAGCAGGAACAACTGTAACAGGTATCTCTGAAGGCACCGATGTAGACTTCGTCTTATTTGCAAAACAACTCTCTGATTTAAATGATGAGATGACAGCGATTACGCCTAAAGCAGGTGATAAGGTTGTTGTTAAACCATTAACCGCTGAGTTACGTGAATCTTTAGTAAGTCATTATATGGCCCAAAAACAACACTAATCTTTGATGTAGTGGACAAAATAAGAGGCATCCCTAGGGATGCCTCGATTTATGTTGTTAGATTGAAATTAATCGTTGATATCACTATAGTACTTATCGTATAACTTGATATTTTCCCAAAGTGGTGTGGCGGCCCACAGTACGTTATTGAGATTCATGTTCAAACAACCAAGTAGCATGTTACGGCGGCTAGATTTATTCGTCTCTGCATTAAATCGCAGACTCTCGGATATATGCTGGTTTTTCGGACCAAGAATATAAACAACATTCTTATCTGGATTATTTGATATCATCGTAAACCACGCGATAGCCGCATTACCTGCTTGTGAGTTACCATAGAACGTTAGTGGACGTTTCAGTCTGATCACAATAACATTCCCAGTTCCACGAATGTGAGTCAACGCAAAGTATCTAACATTGTTATCACGATTCTTAACGTAAATGTTCGCCCCATCATCAATGTCGATCTCAATGTAGTTATTATCGCCCTCGATTCCCCACAGTGCCATGAACTTCGGTAAGAAACGATCTTGTTCTGGATTGTCACCTACAGCAAGGTCGCCGATACCTGGGTTATATCGATCACCACGGAATGGGTCATATGCATTGCCAGCCATCCCAAAAGCCATATGAGGCGATTCTGAGGAATATTGGCTATACGATATCCTGAAGTGAGCATTACTTAAGGTAAATGATTCACAGACGGGATAACATACTTGCATTGCGCCATTAGCCGGATGGGCCGTAGCAAGTAAGCTTTGCATGCGGTGGGCATTACTATAAAGTATTGCGTTATAGTTAGCGAGTATACCGCGCTGGAGGACACCATAATCAATCTTCTCGGTGGTTGTCTTATCCTTGTTTACTTCAAAACCAACGATTTTAAGATTAGCCTCATCCCAGTCGATAAGATAAGCCTTATGTTGGAATGGACCGAACTTCTTGCCTGGATTAACATCTAACCTTGGAAAGTCTTCGATATTAAGACGAACATCATTCATCTCAACGCGATGGATGAGATTACTAATTTCTTTACCTGGGATATTAGCAGAAGTCATCTTGATATTAAGATCAGTACCAATGCGAGAACTAATCGAAGTCGGATAAGGTGCTGAATCCAACTGAGTAGATGGCCACACCTCACCTGATTGTAAATAAGGTAGATTAGTCATCAGGATAGGATCTGCTACTTCAAGTAACTTATCACTGAGATAACTTGGTATATTAGCTGGTCTACCGACAACATTATAACCCGATCCATATCCCGCATTTCTTACTCCATCATCGGTGAAATGGCGGTGAAAGTTATCCCCGCCTACTTTCACACCTGTTACGTATGAGTTATACCCACCATCAGTTAGATGCTCTAATACACCGCCAATTAATGCTTGGGTTCTCAACTGCGTTACATTGGTTTTATCTAATAGATTCTTACCGATCATCGGATTAGACTTGCTGGCTTCTGTGTAACGGCGATTGATTTTAAGATCCTTCGCGACACGTTTTACCTTCAGTCTCGCACCATTTAGAGTAACAGTCCGTTCACCAAGATTAACTTCGTTGACGAAGGTAACTGTACCAGCATATTGGGATATTCCAACATTATCCATTGGGACGTTAGTGAAGACATCATTTGGATTCGTGAATTTCATTTAACCTCCCAATTAGAATGGTTTAACACCAAAACTATTTGGTTGTATATACCAGTTAGTTTTTGCTTCATTAAGCTGAGTATTATGGACCGATATCCAAAGATTCTGCGCACCAGCACCATTTCCTATCGATTTAGCAATCGGGTACATCGTACGACATCTATTCGGTGGACCACCTTCGAATCTGAATATATTATCTCTTTCCTCAGAATCCATCGTAAAGATAACTTCATTGGTATTATTATCGCAAAGACCTGCATACCAATATATTTCATCAGTCGCAACCTCACCACCATAAAAATTTATCCCAGCCAGACCGCAATCAAAAATAATTTTGTTGTTACTTCCGATGATTTTAGCCAGATAAATATGCTGGTATCTTGCTCGGACACCCGATAAGAAATTACAATCCCGAATATTAATTTTAATCACGCTATTATTCGCCTTGATTAAAAAGATGACTCTGCTCTCACTCTCAGTTTTTTGGTTAGCAGATCCGAGAACATTGTCGTTAGGGATATATGCCGTATTACTGGTAAGTTCACTTAGCACCACCCTATTATTTTGGTTTCGTATTGCACTATTCAGCTCCCACTTCCTAGTAGGCTGCGCAAATCCAGTCGCACCAGCATATTCCACCTCAACACAGCCACCATTTGCAACATTGATATATTCAAGACATATACCATCTGGGGTGGATAAGTAAGTATAGCGGTTTACACTTGAGCCACACCCCACACCACCAGGTCTGATAATTTTAGTTGACTTATCACCTGGCCATGGGTTATCCGGATCTCTACTCTGGTCTCGGATATAATTCGCATATCTTGCTCTACCCACACCAGAATGTCTTTCTGTATTGATATCAAGCCAATATGGTTGCGGTGGATTATTTACAGCACTATCGTGCTGTAAACTTGGTCGACCAAAGATAGAGTAGCCCGCTACAGCAGGATACTCGGCAGCTAGGTTTTTATTAGTAGCATTCACTGGATAAACAAGTGCCGTATTCACGTAACCATCTGCTCCTGGTCTACTTCTCGTTGCAATATAGTAAGGATTACCCGGTACACCGATATCATGGTCTTTCATCGGATAATCTCCAATCATCACGATCCCACCCCAGCATCCTGGAGGTGGGGAGATACGACCATCATACCCGAAAATATTCGGTGTGCTGATGATCTGCTGATCGGAGTAGAACTTGCAAGTATATCTGATGATGGATATTGCACGGTTAGATGATAATTGACCGCGACTCATACCAACTATGGTAGAACGTCTTGTATTGCTCGTATCAAGCCAATCAATATTTGCTGGAAACGGTATACTACCATTAATAATAATCCTTTTACTGTAACCCTCACTTCCGTCGCTGTTAACAGGTATCCATTTTGCATTTGGGTACTCCATCGATATGAACGGTTTTCCGTAGGTGGAATATTTAACGTTCACAGATGACGTATTATACGGTGTTAACGATTGTCTTTCTCCAAATGCAATATTTTCAGGTATTACTGGATAGGCCATAATACTTGTTCCTTACTTTTAGTGAGTTCAGAAACTTGTTCCTCTAATTTCTCAATTCGTTTAGACTGTTCATTGACCGTCTCGACTAATAGTGCAATCACCGCATTATAATCGAGTGATAGCATGCCGTCATCTTGCTCTACTACTGCTGTCGGTAAAACTTCTTTTACTTCCTGAGCTAATAAACCAGCCGTAGACACGTTTTTATCTTTAAACTGATAAGTATATCCATTTAACTGAGAAAGTTTCTCTACAGGCTTCTCAATGCGTTTAATCGATGTTTTAAGTCTCTTATCTGAACGCATTACTAAAGAAGTTACTGTAGCTTGATTACCAAGATCAAGAACACTGCCTGTTGTAACGGTAAGTAGTGCATTCCCACCGCCATTCTTCAGTCTTAGACTTCCTACCCCAACACGTCCGCCATCGAATAATTTCACGACTTTATCAGATGCGATATCATCGAGATTATTTTGGGTGTTGATGTTGACTTGGTTAGAAGACGCAGCTACTACTTTTCTTTGAAGATCAGCAAGCTTATCACCTAATCCAAATAAATCTGGGAAGTTATCCTTAAGATCACGATGCGTGATTAATCGATCTACTGTCCATGCTGATGCACTTGTATAATCACTGCTTCCCACGCTACCATCGTTACTCATGATGTAATGGTTGTTACCACCAAGACTCATGAATGCGGTACGTTGGTGTGGCGTATGCATCATAAAACCAACGCCATCATAGTTCTGCGCAGATGTCCACATGGATTCATCTAACTGACCACGTGAGAAACCTGGCATAGTAGGAAGATTAGGCATGGTATTAGTAAATGCGAATACTGAGCTAACGCTACGATCACTTAGACTGATATTCTCATTCCAAGCGGGTTGAGAGACTACATTTACATCCCAACGATTCGGATAAGTCACGAACTCACCGTTTACCGTACCATTACGAGTAAAGGTTAATCCACCGATATTTAAACGTTGGTAGATCACACCAGAAGATTTATCACCGATGACTTCGAGTACACCTTTCAGATTAGTATTACCTTCCAGATTGGTGCCGTAGTGTCTAAGAGATGGCATATTGCCATAACCTGCGGTGATACTGTACGTACCTGGCATAATGAACTTATTGATATTGTTGGTTTTATCAGTATAACGATCTAATTCATCATGAGTTAAGACTTTAGGTTTACCTGTTAGTTTGGCCCATTCTGCTTTCTTAGCCGCTTCTGCAATTTTGGTTTCCGCATCAGTACGTGAGATCTTCTCGTCAATTAATGGACGATAGTTAACAATCTCAGTTTTCTTCGCATATTGTGCAAGAAGTTGAGCAACCCCTTCATTGGTTGGAAGGTTAGCGATTGCTTGGGCAATTTGATTTGCGACTTCTTGTTGTGCAGTCTTCGTTCCAACCGTAATCTTAAGATCGGATAACTCTTTCTGAAGTTTAACGATATCCGCTTGGTTGACTTTCGCCATATCTGCTTTTACACGTTTTAATTCAGCGTCTAGCTCACGCTTCATGTTACCCATGTAAGCTTGGAGTTCATTTAAGTTAGAAAGTGCACGGACTTTTGCTTCGATACCTGCAAGGCTGTCTGCTGTGGATTGTTTAAACTTATCGACCGTACCGATAACATCACGAGCCTCACGTACCAAGTTCTCCATCGCTTCTAAACGAGCTAACAACTTCGTTTGGAAATCCCCAACGAATGCATACATCCCACGGTCATGTGCAATACGTAAGTTCTCAATGACCTGAGTGAGATTACGAAGTTCATTCACTGCACTATTCCAATAGATCACTTGACCGATTGGGTGTCTATGTGGCGCGGGGTTATAAGCCGAAGGACGGTTGATAACATCGTTAAATTTAACGGCTTTCTCGACAGTCGCTTCTTTCACTAGCTGAGCAAGATAGTCAGGTGTATATTCATCACCACGACCATAACACTGGTACGTTAGAGTTACGTAACCCATGATACTTTCTTTTAATAGGATGATCGCACTAAAGATCGCCTTACCGGTTTCTTTCGTTAATTGATCGTTGATATCATCTAAACGATAGTCAGTACCAAGTATCAATTGAGTATCGTTATTACGAACGACCATTGACTCCCCATAGAAGAAACCTTCATGTGGTACAATGGCACGGTTTAATGGGTCCACCTCATGACGTTCGTTGGCCACGAGGTTATCTGGACTTTTACCTGTCGTATCAACAGGATATTTTTTAAGTTGGACTGTTGCCATATTTCACTATTCCTTTCTATTAGAGGAGCGATTGTTGACGCCAGATTTCAAGGTGGCGTTCAAGTTCATCTAGCATCTCATAAGTCGGTGCATAGTTGATACGCTCTTCAAACTTCTGCTTCATCCCCGTAATATAACCAGAGACTTTCGCAAACTTACGGATGTGTTCTTCAAGACGATCTACGATAATAGAAACAGGTAACCCACGTGCTTGACACAGTGCCGGTAAAAACCATAAGTCAGAAGTGGCTTCACCACGTTCTACTGCACGATAGTTAATCAAGTCTTGGGTTTGATATGGGAATGTCATGATCTCGTAGTAATCATAACCCGATAAAATCAATCCCATCTTATCTGAGTAAATCTTGATATTCTTTTCAAGAATACGTTCCCGTTCTTCATCGAGTGGTAATCGCACTCGTTCAAAAATACCTTTATCTGGACGCCATTGATAGCCAACTTGAACTACGTGTTCTTCAGCTGCCGATAACTGAATCCATTTTACTGTCTTCTCTGTGTTATCTTTATCTTGTTTAGTCCCGATATGCGTGACGATATTCCCATCATCAAGCATGGCATATTTCGTCATAATTTATTTATCCTTTAAAAATAAGTGGGTGCTAACCTGCACCCACTTTATTACATTTATTAAACGACAATCGTAATCAAGGCTTCTTGGATAACGTTAATATCATCCTTCGTGACACTGACACGAGGGACAAGTGCATCTGGATAGTTTTGGTTAACGTTAACTGTTAGGTGATTACCAAATGAGGTCAACTCACCTGCTAGGATGTTGATCGTTCCGCTTGGTAAAGTTACGAAAGCACGACGTGTACAGGAGTGGATGATGCGATTGTTTTCTGAGTCAAGTTTAGACTTAGCACGAATCGTAATCTCTGCTTTACGACCTACTAGTACGCGAGGTACTGTCCAGGTTTGTGTTTCACTGACGTAGAACACTTGGTTAGGCGCAAAGACCGCTGATGTACCACCATCGTAGTTCTGGAGGATTACCCCTCGAGCACGGATGTTACCGTATTGATCTTGCTCAACAGACGACCAATCTTCCGCACCAGGTTGGATTGTAAATTTCTCCGTGATCAGATCAGGTGCATCTTGTTTCATATTCTCACGAATATAACGACGAACTTCTGCTTGCACTTTATTATTGAAAGCATCAGGGTCTTCAGCTGCACCGAAATCATCATCTGAAGGAATATAATCAAAACTATTGTTCTGATAACTCAAACAGATGTGAGAAATCATATCCGTTGGTTCCGGATCTGATAGTCCAGTAAAATCAGTAATGAGTTGGTACTCACCATCTAGTGCCGTCGATACAAGTTCATACTTCGCACGAACATGAAGTTCATTACCTGCTTTATTGTGAACAGGCATACTTGAATTTCTATAGGTAAACGATAATACCTGACCATCACTTACACGTCTTAGTGAGAAACGTACTTGATCTGAGATAACAGCAGTACCGATAGTATCGGATTGAACCGTTACCATGAGGTGACGTCTGCGACCACCACCAGCAAAATTGATTTTCTTAGTATTTAGGAATACACCTGCATCTTTCAGTTTAACTGAGGTTTGGTAACCATCCTCAAACGTTACTTCTTTCTTACGTGAAGTGGTAATATCTGCAGTAGTCGCATAGACTTCCCATCCAGGTACTTTACCACCTCTTGCCTGAAGCTTACCGCCTGAAATCATATTCGCACTAGATGCAATCTGATAACCGAAGTCTTCAGATGCACAAGCGCCTTTAATATAAGAAAGGATACCTGGTGTTGCAGTCAAGCTCGTATAATCACCAATATCAGTTCTCGTGATTTCATGGGTTATTGGCTGGTTCAATCGATAGAGATAGACATCGACAGCAATACCATCGCAGGTCAATATACCAATCGCACAACGAGAACCATTTTCCATCACCATACTTGATAGTAGGTTACGTAATTTGGTCCGGCTGATATTGGTATCAATTGCATTGGCCCACCAATTGATGAATGGTGAATCACCTGAAATAATCTCATCACTGTTACCATATACCGTGAGGAAACAACCTTTCGCGTAGTTCTTACTATCTTCCCAGAGTTTCTTGGCGTTTGTACTCGTCAATCTAGTAATGGTCGTTTCTTGATCATTTGGACCAGGAACTTTATAAACATCGTTGATTAGATAAACACCATCTGGCATGAGATCACCTGAGCGATAAGTAAATTTTCTAAATTGTTTACTTAGTTTCGTTTCGATCTCAGTCACTTTGGTTAACGCAGTTTCACCTTTTACCACACGTGGTTCAAGATCATTGAACTTCGCTTGTACTTCAGCATTAACGCCTTGACCTGCAGAAGTTTTAAGTGATTCTACGGTAGAGGTTAACGTATCATAGTTAGCAAGTTTACCGTCCACTTGGGTAAGTTTAGTATCTAACTGTCCTACTTTCTGAACGGTAGCGTCCACTTTACCACTTACGTAGTTTTTAACTGCTTTTACCGTTGGAACGTTATGGTTTGGTGTAGAGTCTTCAATCTCAGTTGACTTATATTTATCAGTCAATACTTTATAGGATTGTCCACCTGATCTGTACATCAAGTCTTTATTCGGGAAGACGTACAGTGATACGGATTCTGTTGTACCTGTTGGTATGGTGATACCGCTTTGTGTGCTCCCTGTCCAGACACCGAACTTACCCGCAAATAATGTTTCTGGGACATCACCTGCTTCAATCGATTTTGGTTTTAACGTTACAACACTTTGAGTATTAAATACGTCGCCATCTTTAGAGAAGGTTGGCAATGTCGCTTTTATATCGCGTTTTGCATTTTCAATCACCTGGACGGTGTTTGCACTTTCGCCAAGTAGTTTATCGTTGATAATCTGGTTGACAGTAGCAACTGTTGGTACTCTGTAATCCCGGCCATATTTCGTAATATCGCCTTCCACATCCACACTAGTAAGGATCTGACGATGATCAGTACCACCCCCAGGACGAATGAACAGCGTGTGGTCTTGTGTTTTCACGATTGCGAAGGATGTCGTTGGGCTAGTTGGTATGGTAAGAGCAGCATAAGTATTGTCTGAATAATACGTACCGAGTCTACCAGCGAAATATTCTTCTGGCTTACTGCTTTTCGGTGCTTTCATTGTACCAAGTGTAATGAAGTCTTGAGCTTCATAAGTATCGCCGCGTTTAATCCAAGTCGGTTGACCTGAAGCAGCAGCTTGCTTCACCGCAGTGACTTTATCATCGATCGCACGAGTTAACTCTGCTTTATCAGCAATCGCTTTAGCTTCAATCGCATCGAGTTTCTCTTTGATGTTACCAGCTGCTTCCACCTGTTGTTTTACTGGTGTAACTGCAGATTCAATATCACCAATCTTAGTCGTTAGTGTACTAAGCTGGCTACCAAGATAATCGCGCAATCCTTTTACTGAAACAGGTTTATACTGCGGTGAATTGGTCTCGATAGCATGAACCAAATCACGATGATCCAGTAACTCAGTCGTCGTAAAACCGTCGTTATGATACCAACCAACTCTAGCTCTAACGTAATTGCTACTCGGTAATTTATTGAAGCCGAGTACAAACCCACCATCCTTATCACTTAGATAAAGTATTGATCGTGGCATTTTATTAGCGGCACCATCATAATCACCTACACGACTTGCGATGTAATGACCACTGTAATCCTCAACAATATCGCTTGGGAAGATGATACTCGTTGGTTTACTCAATACAGTACTAGTTGTCATGAACTTAGTATCGTCATAAGTACCTTTTAGATACTGACTACCATCACCATAACTATTTTTAATCGGGGTAAGTTCTGCTTTAATCGAACTTAGCTGACCTTTAAGATCATTCGAAACACTATCAATGTACTCTTTCGTTCTACTTACTGATGCAGGATAACTCGTAGATGGGTCAGTGAACGCATTTGAATCACTCTGGATATTTGCTGTTGTTAAGATCTCAGCTGTGGTACCTATAGGTGATGTCAAGTAAGCAACAACACTACCAGGCTTATCTTTAAATGATAAGGAGTTTCCAGCAACACTTACATGCACAACTCCGTGATTGGTTTCTTTATTATAGAAACCATACTTACCACTCGGGAACTCCTCAGTACCAGTTAAATTCACCCCGTCAGTTACTAAAGATTTTTCAGTGAGATAGTAGCTTCCGTCAACTTCGATCCCCTTAATGTATCTTCCGTCAAGCTGGGTACGTTCTGCTTGGATTTTTGCATCAGCATTACTTCCCGCTGTTTGCACTGCCGTTTTAACCGCTTCCTTATATTCGCGTTCAACACGTTTAAGCTCCTCTTGTGAGAGACTACTTCCGTTTTCTGCGGCGGCTTGTGCTGAACCGATTTTACGTTCGAGTTCAGCAAGACGTCCATCCTGTGCTGTATCTTTAACCACCTGAGCTTGTTTCATCTCATTGATTTCAGATTTAGCAGCACCTGCGATTTTTTCAACTTGATCGACTTTATCTTTAATAGGTTTAATGGCACCTGTAATCGTACCATCTATAGCAGCGACTTTGGTATCAACTGCTTGAATTTGTTTCTCAAGTTGTCTCTTAGCGCGATCGGTATAGCCATTTGCCATCATTACAGTTTGGGTGGCCGCATCATTAAACTCTTCTAAATCAGTTGTAAGTTTATTGGCTTTTGTCTCAAGCTTACTTAAACGATCATTAACCTGTGGTTCAAGTGCATCTAATCTTGATGCGACGGCTGAAGCATCGGATTGATTTGCACTTTTAATTTTAGCAAGTTCACCTTCTAAAGCGGTTTTCACTTTCTCAGTTTCAGTGGTGATCTTAGTATCCAATGCTGGGATCGTAACAGATTCCAACTGAGTTACTTTATCACTAACTGGTGTGACTAACTCATTGACTTTTGTTGTAATAAGGTTAGGAACAGTTGTGGTTTTAAACTCATTTAAGTTAAGGTTAGCAAGATCATCTCTCGCCTTTTCTGCTGTGAGTTTAACTGCATTAATGGCTTCTTCCGTATCATGTTTATTCGTTGCAATCGTGTTCATAAGAACAGCGATACGACCACCTTGACTTTGGATGTCATTATTGATCGCAGGAATGGTTGTTCCTGTTACGACAGATAAACTTGATTCAAGCAGAATTGCTTTAGACTCAACTGCTTGAAGTCTTGCACTATCTGCTGCTTGAGCGATCTTAGTATCAACACCAGCAAGTTTAGTCGTTGCTTCTTCAAGTCTGCGTTTTACATCTTCGATTTCAGTGGTTAATCCACCGATACGTTTATCACCACTAATGACTAAACGGAAACCAAATGGACCGACCTTATCAAAAGCCCCCTCCATGTTTGTACCGAAGTTTACTTCACGGGTTACACTCCCACCATCTTGTTTAAATTGGTTTAAAGCTTGTTCAGTACTGGTTGCTTTAGTCAATGCTTGTTGTGCTTTCTCGTCAGCTTTAGTTACATTAGTCGTTACTTCTGTAATAGCACGAGGTAATGCCGCATCGACTTTCTCGGTTAACCCAGAGATCTGAGATTCAAGTGCAGATTTAAGTGCATTGAATGATTGCGTTAACGCAGTAATATCTACAGCAGCAACTTGTTTTTTAACTTGGTCTAATTCATTGCGAAGATTAGCAATACCTGATAGATCAAGATTACCTAAATCAGCATCATGAATCATTTGCTCAATACGGTGCAAACGGATTAATAAAGAGGAGTTCTCTTTTGTTGCACGATGTCGAGCGATACTGACGAGTTCATTTAGTGGACCCGCAATCGGATTTAATCCATAGATATCATAGATCGATGTTAAATGACGAACCGGTTCAAAGAAACGTGGTTTTTCGATGATATCTTTATAGAACGTACCACGTGCATCATGCTTATAGTTCTCAAGCATATCAACAAGTGACTCGTGGATGTTTTGGAATTCTCCACCCACGGCTTGATAACGCACTTCGATATCACCCGATACAGATTTATCCGTGATCTCAATTAACATCGCCACATCTTTACCCGATTGACGGATTGCATCTTCCACTACACGGTGGAAATGGAAATCCTCATGGGCGGTTAATTGTTCGCCCAAGTAAGTAATCTGAACAGACTCCGTATAGAATGCACCCGCCATCACATTAAAGATGCGTTCCTGAGGATTAATCGTGTGGACTTCTGCCATCACTCTATTATCAGGATGGTTACCCGTTAAATCCAACGGGTAACGTTTATATTGTTTTGCGGTTGACATGTTACTGTTTTCCCTCTTTATACTGATCTAATTCCTCTCTTAGAGAAACCACTTCAGTTTTCAATTCTTTTACAGCTTCGATTAATAAAGCCACAAGACCGTTATAATCAACCGATTTCAAGGTTTCATTATCGTTCGTATCTTCACTGACCACTTCAGGTAAGACTTTCTCCACCTCTTGAGCGATCACACCAGCACGACGACCTTTGAGGTCTTTCTTCATCTTATAGGTGTAGCCATTGATAGCGGAAAGTTTCTCAAAAGGACTATCGATCAATTTAAGATCTTCTTTACTTCTGATATCTGAACGAACCCCAACGTGGTGGGCTAATACGAAGCCACTGAAGTAGTGACCCGCACCGCCATGTCCGCCATCCCACATCCAGTCATAGTAAGCGACATGATCCCAACCTGCACCACGGTAATCCGCTGCTGGTCTGATATGAACGCGATAACCAAGATAGATGTGGCCGTTGCCGTGAGTATGCGGAATACGGTTAGCCATACCTGCAGCTGATGTCCAGTCATTCAACTGAGATGTTTTCACGTAACCATTAAGATCACCCAACTCACTACGGCTAACGAAGTAGTCATGTAAGTTACCATAAGGACGCATCCAAACACGGTCTTTATATAACTCCATGAACGAAGCATTATCCTGACCA